CCACTGGCTTCCAGGTCAAGGCAGACTTGTTCGAATACCAGTCCGTTGTTGATAGTAAGGAGTCCACGCACGTTTTCAGCAATGATGTATGTCGGTTTGAAAGTTTGTATAACTCTAAGCATTTCAGGCCAGAGGTAACGGTTATCTTCCGTGCCTCCTCTTTTCCCAACTTGGGAGAAAGGCTGGCAAGGGAATCCTCCGGTGAGGAATGTAATTTCAGGAAGTTGTCTATCCCCACTTGTTTGCTGTTCGGTCCCCTGCTCTTGTAGTCCGTTGCCGTAGGTGTCGGAATTAAGCTGTCTAATGTCTCCATATATTTTTGAATTAGGCCAATGTTTTTTTAATACTTGCTGACAGAACGGGTCGTTATCGCAAAAGACGTGTTCAACGTTCGGGTATACGGAATCAAGAGCGTAAGCGAATCCTCCTATACCGGAAAATAAATCTAGGTGTTTCATATATATAATTAATTAAACAACGCCCCCAGCGCCCTCGTATCCTCCAATCTTATTAATTATTTTCCACCGACCATTATCACCTACAGGGCGTTGAACTCTTGTCCTGGGGCAGCCTATTAGCTAAAAGTTTTATCTTTTGCGGCTCCCAGTGCTTTAAATCCTTGATAAGCTCGGTTAAGCAACTCGTCCTGCTGGATTTTTAACGGCCGTATCTGGTTTTGTAAATCTTCTATTTGTCTGTAAATATCGTAAATACATTCAAGCTTTTGTTCTCCCTCGCCAGTTCCTAAACTTATGTGCCGATTGTTTATAGGCTCAATGGCATATCTTGCGTAAAATTCTTCAAGTGTCATATCTTTTTCTCCGCTTAATTATTAAACAACCCCGCTGGAATCTGGTCTATCGGTACGCCTTCCTCCGGCGCTTCGGGGAGGGGGATAGTTTCTTCTACTCCCACTAATTCCTTATCGACCATTTCTATATTTTCAAATTTACTCATTAGCTCCCGGTAATCATCACGCATGCGGTAAACAAACTTCTTATCGTTTAATCCACTATGCCGGTCAATAATCTGTAGGGCTATTAAATCGTCCAGGTGGATCTTCGCACTCTCCTCGGGGATGCGCATAAAATCTGCCAGTCCTTTTAAGGTAATTCCAAGACTGTTAGCCGTGGCAGCTTCCATTACCTCTTTGCGGCTACTCGGTATGCTGTCCAGCGCTATCTGGCACAGGATTTTATTGTCTAACGGCAACAATGCTCCACCATTCATTATCATAAATGCCCGGGCTAAATTTGCGAGTTGTTTTGCAAACCGGTAAGGCATTTCTCGCAGGTTCTTTCTCTCTATCGGATTATCCCGGCTATAGGTTTTTCTCTTAATGGAACTCCGGGCTTTGGTTGCCATGTTGGAAAGCCTTGCTATATCCCGCCTGGTTTCGTCTGTCAGTATCGGCATGGTAGTTGTTTCCCATTGGTTGCCGTCCAGGTAGTCTTTAAAACTCTCGCCTAACATCTTCCTCATTCCTTTATCGTCCCGGCCGCCTAAAATATCAAAAGTAATATCATCTATCCCTTCATCCGGGGACTGCTTCATATAGTATTTAATCGCGCGCTGTCCTACCGCCGCGTCATCTGCCTGGTAGTCTTCAATTACGGAAGTCACGCCGGCAATTAGTCCAAGGCGAATATCTTTTTTTTCTATATCCTCGCCGGTCCCGAAACTTTTACTGAATGTTCCGTCATAGATCATTCTAAGCTGTGAAAAAATTGAATCTGATTCGCGCGGGTCTTTTTTTAAAAGTACGGTTAAATCTTTAATTACAAGTATAGAATTTGGCGGCAATCTATCTAAAAGTGAAGCACTCTTATCGGTTCGCTTAACCCCGGATATAAATGTCTTTGAGGTTAAATCGTCTTTAGGTGTAACTCCGGTTGCATAAGATAAGGCCAGCAGTAATTCTGATTTAGCTCCCGAGCTGCTGGTAGCTACGAAAAGCCATGTAGGATCTAAGCATGGTATTCTGTTGGCAATAACTGTCGCAAGTAGTAATTTTACTATACCCCTATCTTCCAGAATTAGATATTTGCTAATATTTTGCTCTAATTCGTGAAGTTTCAAGGAAGTAAGTTTAGTTTTTTAAATATTTATCCCTTAACATCGTTATTAACCGCCTCCAATTCCCTCCCCCATGCCCCTGCTCTAAAAGCTTATCCAAGTCCTTTAGGGGGATGGGGTTAAAATTTAAGGACACCATTTTTAATTTTTTCCCAATCGTGATAATTTATATATCCCTCAATCCGTACTTCCATTAAACGCTCTTGGCTCGGTATCATTGCAGTTAAACTATCCAACTTTTTAAGTTGTTTCCTTAATTCAGCAGGAGTTAAATAAATACTTACTTTTGGTCGTCTTTTCATATATCATTCCAGCCGTTAAGTGGCTTAAACTTGGTTAATTATTCTACTGGTTCGTAAGTGAGGATGTTAAACTTTAGGAACACACATATAGGGTTCACCTTTTTTTGTTGCGTTTTGTTGGTGGAAATATTTAGAATGATAAGACATTTTTTCCTTACATACTGGACAAGTCCATAGTTTTCTTGGTTTTGCTTCAATATACTCAACATCTCCAGGGAAAATTTCCGTATGATGAATATTTATAAAATGTCTTTCAATATCAAGACGGGATTGCTGATAGCCACCAATTACCTTAAAATCAGAACAAATTTTACACTTATAACCTGGCATAATATTTTCCAGCCGTTAAGTGGCTGGGGGCTGTGTTAAAAATTAAGGACACCTTGCTTTAAACGGTCTTCAGCTATACGAGCATAGTCAGAGCTTATTTCTATGCCGATAAAACGGCGGTTTAAGTCTTGTGCGGCTCTAGCAGTAGTTCCGCTTCCCATAAAAGGGTCAAGCACAACATCGTTCTGATTGCTAAATTTTATAAGTAATAAATTAGCAAGCTCTTTTGGAAAGGTTGCTTTGTGGTAATCAGACGAGTCGTTGCGGTTTTGTTTATTTAACTTAACTATATTGCTAAAAGTTCCACGTTCCCAATTAGCAACTTCAAACATTCGCTGACGAGGTTTACTATTGGATAAAACTATTATCAACTCAAAATTACTATTCATTACTCCTGTCATTATTGCTGGTTCTGCGTTTATCTTATCCCAAATTATTAGTTCTTTTATATATTCAGCAAAATGACCTATGATTTTCCAGACCGCCAATTTATTTCCTGTTATAACTTGAATATTATAAAATATTTCACGATTACAAACTCTTAACATTTCTTTTAAACAATCTTTTTGCCATTCAAAGTATTCGTCCATTGGCAAACAATCATCTGTCCAATTATATTTATTTTTTTTAGGCTCGCACCGTTGTCCATATTCTTCACCGTGTAATCTTAAATTAAAATTATAAGGTGGACTAGTTATTACCAAATCTATGCTTTTATCGGGAATTTGCTTCATCACCTCTAAACAATCACCGCAGATTATTTTGTTTATGTAGTCGTCAGGATATTTCATTTCTTTAGCCGTTAAGTGGCTGGTGGCTGGTTAAGGTTCAATTTCTTCAAATTCTGCTTCACCCTCTACACTTCCACAATTAAATTCCTTTTGAGCTAACATCCTTGCTTCTTGTAAACCATTAGCCTCTACTGTAATATCTTTAAAACCAATACAATTTACTCTTATTGTGTATTCTCTTGTTTTTTTCATATATTCCTTTTACCCCGTTTAAAGAGAGGGGAGGCTCTGTTAATTAGTTAATGTTACTCCCCGCCTTTAGGGGGAGGGGGATTAAAGTTCTTCTCCATTTTCATCACAAGGCTCACCGCATTTTTTGCACCAGCCTTCATCGTGTCCACAAACTGGACAAGGGTCATTTGGAATAATCTTGTGTTTACATTTCTTTTTCTTATTTTCCATAATATTTTCCAGCCGTTAAGTGGCTGGGGGCTGGTTAATGGTTTAAGTTTTTTATGGCTTTTCTAATTTCCAAAGCAATAAAAATTTTAAGATTATTGGTATACATCTTACCAAATTTTAATTTAGCTAACGCTCTATAAGCGGCTGTTCCTTCCAATCTTTGTTCCCAATGTATATTTTGCTTCATATATTCCTTCACCCCGTTTAAAGAGAGGAGCTCTAGTTACTAATTATTCTTACAGGCTTTTTAAGTCTTACTATTTCATCATCACTTAAAGGCTTTTTCTTTTTTGCTGCCCACGCCTGAGCCATTTTAGCGAATTTCTCAAGGCGTGCTTCTTCATGCTCTTTTAAACTTTGTTTGTATGGCTGGGTGTATTGGGACATAGGAATTTTACTGCCTGTATAAAGCTTAGGTTTTTTAGTTTCATTACAAGGTCTATACTATCTCCGCTTCCGCATCCGGCGAAACAAGTCCAGCGGTTGTTCTTAGTATAAATTGTGAAACTACCGGTTCGTTCTTTGTGGAAGGGACAGAGGCCAACTGAGGTTTTACCCCTTCGGTGAAATTTCCAAGTTCCAAGGTGATCCGATATAGGCGATTCTTTTGCCCGCTGTATCGTATCTTGTGTAATCTCACTTCTAGGTCGTTTAGAAACCGGTTGTAATCTGTATACGTACTCTCTAATTCGTCTGTTAATACGCTCGAGTCTCGGCTGGTTACAGAGGGCGGCAAAGGGATCTTCGGAGCTTTCGGCAAGGAGTTTGTAACACTCAGCTCGTAGTTCTTTAAGTCTTTCTCTGAGACGTTTTTTAGTGTATAGTTTGTCATCTATTTTTTCCTCCACGTAAGGTTTAATAAATTTAAGATTGTGGCTTTCTATCTCCCAGGGGGCAAACTCACCTTCACTTATTCCCGGTAGAAGCTTTCTGGCTTCCCATAAATTGCTTATATCCATTGAGTTTTCGCTTAGCTGTTAAGAGGTAAAATAGGCTGTCTATATTTTCCTGTATAGCCTCATTAAGCAAATCTCCTACAGGCACATCAGCCAGATCTCCACCATGCTCTTCGCTCCCAGCCCTATATTTATCCGAGGCGAGGGTAACTATCTCCCGCAGTAATTCTGTTAAATCTTTTTCGGAGGATTCAGTCATAGGAAAAATTTGTTATGTAATAAGATTAAATAAATAACCACGCAGGTTATGATTATTCCGGAAAAGAAGCCTAATAGAAAATTTATCATAGCTTTAAGCTTTCCGGCAAAATTAATACTGGCGGTTCTTTCTTGGTCTTTTTACTGCCATAAGTGTTATACTGCCATGTTTCCCTAACGTTTTTAAAGACTTTATAATGCTCTTTCCATTCAGGGTAAGTTTCATATCTATAGCCGTTTTTATTAGAAGCTCCAAGTAAAAGTACGGCAGTCATATCAATTATCTCATCACTATTTTCCTCTATGGCGTTTGCATAGGCCGAAAACTGAAGCGGGAATTGTGGATGCAGAGCTGACGAGCTTTTAAAGTCTAGTACAATAGTATCGCCGTTTATCTTATAAATTCTGTCTACTCTACCGGCATACTTACCTTTCTTGCTAAAAACTGGTATTTCCCCTGCTACCATCGTAGGTTTATATTCGTGGTACCAGTCAACGAAACTTTTAATCTTTACCCACTCCTTTATTGTATAATTGGCTTCAAACAATGTCTGCCCTTCTTCCAACATATCACAAGCGGAGTGTATTTTTGTTCCGGAAATACCTGCTTCATCCCGGATATTAGTAGCTTCTTCCATCCCGTGCTGGGCAATCCAGGCTGTAAGTTGTGGACTTGTCGGAAAAGCCAGTAAAATAGTTGTGGCGCTGGGGAAGTAACCTAAAAACTTTTTTCCTTCATGTACAGAGTAATAATGTTGGCTTAAAGTTTTAGCGAGTTCTATTTTATAGTTATGTTTCAGTTCCATATATTTTAATCTAAATAATGACTCCCGCACGACTCACACAGCGTCAACCCCTCGTCCCCCGCGGTTATATGGCGTTCTTCTTCGTCGGCGGTAATTTTGGTCTGACAGAAATCACAGTGAGTAACGACGAGTTCAGGCTCCTCATCCAGTTCTTTGCTGGAGAGATTATTGTAATCTTTTGAATAGTCCATAAAGTTATTCGTTACTTTCGGTTCTTTTGCGACTATTACCTCGCTGATACATTCCTTCACCGTAACTTATTATGGCTTCCTCTAATGTTCTTTCGGAAACCATTAAGCCATCGTGTTCAATTATTACTTGATCATTTTCTTTTTTTCTGTCTATTTTCATATTTAGTTTCGTTAGTTAATACTTCCCAGAAGCCGCAGAGGGGGGTCAGAATAAAGTGCTTTATGTTTTAGTCTGGCTCTACAGCCTCAGGGAAACCGGGGACACTCAGTCCCCGAGATGCCGTTACAGTCCTGCCGCGGTTACAGCCGGGTCAGTGGTGGGAACAACCGCATCGGAAACTAAATAAACAGTTTTCGGGCCTTCACCTTCACGGGTGATGGTAAAGCTGGAACCGACTACGATGTTATTTTCCTTTAGCTGCTTGGCAAACTTGGCGGTGCTATTGTCAAAGTTTTTATCTTTGTCGCCGAACTCAGTTTCAACTACACACGCTAAGCGTAAAACCTCTATTTCATCGCCGGAGAATCCGGCTTTGGTTACGCGCTTTAAGGACTTAAGGTTCTTAACTCTTACTGCTTCTCCATCAAGCAGAGAAATGTACGAACTGTTCGCTTTCTTTTCGGCTATAAAGCCGTCTAATGCATCTTCTGATGGCATATTCTTATTTCTTTCTCCGGCAGAGCCGGATTATTTATTTAATTCTTTTGAAGATTTACTTAATATAATCTGATGGATTCTGGGAGTCGTGAGTTTGAAGATATAAGCTATTTCAGTTAATTTAAAGCCTTCTTCATTCATTTGGACGATAAATTTGTCACGTCTTTCCGCCAGAAGTTCAGAAATATGCTTAGGCATTGAGTTTTCCATTGTTTTTTCCTATCGGTTAATTAGTGTACTAGAATTATATATTTAATAAAAACTTAAGTCAAGAGCAATAAAAAAGCCCCTTTTAGGGGTTATTAAAAAGGCTATAAACAAGTTATGCACAGATCCACCGTTAGAAAATGCCGGTTTAGGATGACCGGCAACCATAGGATCATGCGTAGGCGACATTCGCCCGAATCTTGTTCCAGCTAATCTGGGTAATTCGGGGGACGGGTGCTTGGCACTCTGTGTAGATACAACAGAGCTGGCCTGCGTAGTTTTGTGAGCGGTGACACTTCCCGCAGGAGTACTCCGGAAAGTGGAAACGGCAGTGCAGACAGGCAACAGCGGTGTTGCGGTCGGCAGCCGTTTTTAAGTGGCATTTAGGACAACTAACTTCAGGGATGTGTGGCATTGCTTCCTCGGTTTCTTACAGAGATTCGGACAGTTCACACGGCTACAATAATGCCGTATTTTGTTCATATTTGCCGACGGCTTGGAAAGCCGACAGTAGTAATAGAACCCAGGTAGGATTCTCATTGTACCACGTCCGTGATGTTCATCAGTCCAAGGAGTTCCAAATCCTCCTCGGTAAAGAGCTGTACCTTGTCGTGGCAGATGTTGGAAATGGCTTGGCCAATGGCCTTGTCCAGTTCCTTCGGGTCGGGCTTGGGACACCCTTTGTACAAATCGGTGAGGTAGAATAGCAGGTTGGAGGTATGTTCACAATTTTGGCATATCGCCGTAACCAGCAGAGCCTTGCCGTCCGTGAGCCAGAGAGATACAACTTGAAGCACGGCACCGCACTTGCATACGTTGTTTAATCGCTTGCAGGTCATAAGTTCCTCCTTGACGTGAGCAACCGGCAACGGCTTCATAGAGTTATCACCAAGTAAGGCCGCTTTCCACCTAGTGCGAAAACCTTATTTTAAGGTGTCTTGGCTTCTGTCCGGACTGGCCGTAAGAGGGCCGAAGCCCTCCGGTTGCCCGCGTCAAAGAGCAAAATTGAGCCTATAAACTCCGACTAATTTTGTTGCTCGGTTATAGGCTCGTTCTGCCAATCTCCAGACTGCTCGTTCTCGGGGAAGAAACGTCAAGTAAGGAGATTCTTTGTATTGGGTATGGGAGGCGAGGCTTATGGGCTATGCCCTGCTCGGCTCGGCAATCCAAGGTAAAAGTTACTTAGAATCCAACTTTTTACTGCTAAGATATTCAACACTTCTATCTACGGTTTTTACTCCAATAAACCCAGCAGTGATTGTGGCAACTAACATCATTTCCGCATCTCCAAAAAACCCTTTACTTTGGAGATAGATAGAAACTGCCCCAATTATCAATGCCCAAAATCTAGTACTTTTTAAGAATGTAAAGTCCATACTATTTAATTGGATTAACTGTTATTGCGTTAATTGAACCTAAAACTCCGAAAACTTGGAGCAACCACAAAACCACTACAATAATTACAACTACTTCAATCGCTTTTTTGATTGTCGGGTTCATCGGGATATATGTTTCAACAAGCCAGAGCAAAACCCCAACAACCACTAGAGCTAACACTATTCCTACTAAAGACATAAAATTAAATTTCTTTAATTATTTCATCTTCGGCCGGAGCGACGACAGCCTGTATTTCTAACTCAATATAAATTTTTTTCCCCTCTCCAAAGTTTGAAACCACTTTTAAAACATCTCCTGTATCGTTTTTGAACTCGTTCCCTAAAGTAAAATCAGGTAAGCTGAACATATTAGTAATGTTTAATAAACCACCAATTCCAAAGGATTACTGATGCGGCTATAACAATCGCATACGCTGTTATTAAATCCCAATCAAACTTGTGTTTAATTCGTTTCATAAATTTACGGCTATTCTGTTCCAATCTAAATCTTTAAAGATACCTTTTAAGTCCTTTTTTTGATTATCAATTATATCTGTTTGGTCAGATTTTGAACCTGCAAGGTAGTGCAGATAATGGGAAAGTTCGTGGATTAAAATATGGGTTATAAGAGGCATGTCATACCACGGGGATTTACTCATTTCTCCGCAACTTCCTTGTACGACCTTTATGTCGTTGCTTGTCCATGCTATTTCAGCTCCTTGCTGGTTCCCGTAAACCGTACCCTGCCACTGCGCCGGGGAAACAATAAAAGCTATTAAATCAGAAGCTGCATTGTAATTTGTAAAACTATAAGGGACTACGTTATTAACCAAGAAACTTTTAGCTATCACCCGATAAATTGAGCCGTTAAAAGGAAAATCTTCATACCACCAATTTTGGAAAGTAGTCTTCGCGGCAAAAAAGGTTACGTCCAGTTTAGTATACTGGCTTATTAAACTTTTAACCGACTCCAGAACTTTTAAACTCCAGTCCTGATTGTTTAAAAATACATCATAAGAAAAAGGTATGGTTAAAAATCCTAAATCTATTTTAAATGGAAATCTTCCTATCCCGATGATTTTTGAAGAAAGCATTGGTAGTCTGCGCCCGTAATTTACTTTTTTATCAAGGCTAAAGTTACTCTCGGCTAAAATTAGAGAATCTTTGTCAAAGCCCGTAATTATAGCAACGTGCCCGTGAACAGGACTTTCGGAAGTAAAAACCACATCTCCTATTCTAAACCCTTTAGCAAGTTCGGATATACTCCCGGCTAAATAACAGTCTCCGTTTGACTTTACAAATTTAGTCTTGGAAGCTAAGGTATCTCCCACGGGGCCGAAACTAAATATCTGTTCACACCAAGAGGCACACTCTCCTCCGTGTGAACCTTGGGGGTATTTAGTTTTTAGAATAGATTGTAAATTCATCTTATTTAGTGTAAAAAATGTGGAATAGAAGTAATCCTACTAACCCCCCCACAAACACCGAGTACAGTGTTAAAGTAATTAAATAATTAGCAGTCTTGTTTTCAAGCTTTTTAATTCTTAATTCATGGTCACCTATCTGGGTTGTGGTTCCATCCTTCAAGTCCTTAATATCCGCTTTCAAATCTTCCATCTTGGTTTTCAACACAATCAGAATATCGTGGTCGCCATCATTCTTTGCATTGGCAACTTTTACTGCTTCAGCGGCAGAATTAGCAACCACTTTCGCGGCTTCTTCCGCTGCTTTCGCTATAGTTTTTATTGCGTCCTGTGCAGCACCCTCTATCTCGTGTCTGGCTTGTCCTGTAGGCATTTTAATCATTATTAGTTTGTTAATTATTTAGGTAAAATTTCTTCCATACGGTGAAAATATTTCGTATATTGTGGACCAACTGCTTCCATTGAATACTTCTTAATGGCTCTTTCTCTTATCTTTTTTCTATCAAGTTTTTTGCAATCATAAACTGCCTGTTCAAACTCGCCTAATGTATGGCAACGATACCCAGTCAAACCATCTTCATTTGTCTCGGTAAAAGCTCCCCACGGGGTAGTTATCGTAGGTGTGCCGCACATCTGAGCTTCCGTTACTACTAAACAAAATGGTTCTGGAAACATTGAAGGAGCTATAACTGCTATTGCACCACCCATTACTTTTGCCCGTTCTTCGGGCTTTAGGACTCCCAGATATTCTCCGTAATTCGGTGGAGTTCCTGGACCAGCCAGTTTTAAAGGTATGCCTGTTCGCTTAGAAGTCTCAACGGCAACTTGTTCGCCTTTCATTCCGCCTAGTCTTCCTACAAACAATAGGTAGTTACCATCTCCTTTACCTTCTGGAAATTGGTCAACGTTTAACATATGAGGGATTACGCAGTCTGAACTGTATCCCATAACCGTGTGTATATCCTCTCCTCTTGCGGCGGCATCTCTGCCGTAAATTTCGTGCCTCCACGCTTCAGCCGGGAACACCCTGCAACGGGATTTACAACCACCATATCCGATGGCATATTCCATTGAGATATTTCTAGGGAATGCATCAGCTACTACACTCTGTAAAGAAGTTGATTCTAATATTATATCCCCAATCTGAATCCGCTTTTTCATTTCCTCAATAATCTTATTATTCATTGGAGCAAAGTATTCATAAGTCCAAGGCGGTACAAAGAAGTCTGAACTCTTTGGTTTTCCTGAACAATTGACGTGTTCAAAACATTCGGCTTCGTTGTTTTCTCCAGCATATAAAATAACCTTATGTCCTTGTTGTGTCATCATTGTCGCCATATTGATTACAAGAGAAGTGAAAGCACACCAACTATAATCTTTAGTTGTTTCAGTGTGTGGTAGACTTAAAAGATGAATTGTATAAGGTTCGGGTTTGTATTCAAAAGGTTGGTTCTTGGTTAAAATCTTATTTCCATATTTGCGTTCGGTCTCTACCAAGTTAAATCCGTGAGTCCTTACAAGCCACTCGGTCAAATCATTTTTCCAGTCCTCGATTAAAATTGTTACAGGCTTGTCGGTAGTGAGAACGCTTTGCATACCCTCTAAGACTTGGCGTTCCGCACCTTCGGCATCAATTTTCAGAAAGTCTGGAACTGGTAAATTCAAATCATCAAATCGGACGCAATCAACTTTTTCACCGTTACCTTTACCTATAAGGCTATACTGCCCTGGAGTTGTGTCGGTGTATAAAAAGCCACTTTCAGTCTTGTCAGAGAGTGCTTGACTGTAAACTTGAACATCACAATCGTTATCCTTGATGTTCTTTTCTAAGAGTGTGCGGTTATTTAAAGAAGGTTCAAAAGCTAAAACCTTTGCTCCGAGTTTAGAAGCAAGAATAGAATAGTAACCAACATTAGCTCCGACATCTACAAAAGTCTGACCTGCTTTGAGGTGAGTTTTAACATACTCAGTAGTCTTGGGTTCCCAAACGCCGGACTTTTCAAATTCCTCTTTAACGAAGTCAAACTGCTCAGGAAATTCTATTGTATATTTGTTGGTTTTCATGAATTTATTATACCACTTAACTGTTCCCACTTAAAGACTTGCAATTAGCTATCAAATTTCCAGAAAGCGATTTTATATTTGCTTTTAAATTACCACTACGTGATTTTAGGTTGGCTGGACCAGAGGCTGCTGCTGTATAGGTGGCGTACATGTGCCATCTAAAATTTGAAGATACAACATCCGTCCACGTTGCAGCTAAATCATTTGTATCGTATGAACGACCCGTTGCTGCATCATAATAAAATGTTAAATCGTGTCCAGCAACTCCGCCATGGGCTACTGTATATGTCACTCCACCACTCATTGCTTGACTTACAGCACCACTAGTCCACCATTGAGTAGTGGTAGAGTTCATTGTAATCGTTGTACCTGCCGCTAATCTAGTGTTCGGTTTACCTCCCGATACTGTATATGCCGACATACCAGTTGAACCATTTGGAGTTGTGGTTACTTTTCCATACACAGAAAAACTAACAATAGTTTCACCAGCAGATGCGGTATATAATTCAGTTGCTCCTGTGTGTGCTTGAGATATGGAACTAACCGCTTGAGATGAAGCAGTTCCACCAGTTCCAGCATGCCCAAACGTCAACCCTGCTGCGGTCACTAAAGGCATTCCCATTATAGAAAGTCCTTCTGTATGCCCCGTTAGTTTTGCAACAACAATAACTCCTACAAGTAAGAGTAAATCTATTATGAATTTTTTCTTATTTATTTTCATAAAGAAATTCTTTTATCTGTGCTAATGTGTTGTTTTTCTTTCCATATTTTTTATGAAATTCTTCGTGGGCTTTCTTTGAGAGAGTAATACCATTTTCAATGCTTGTTCTTAATTCGGAAAAATCAGAGAAATTATTTATGTGGTGAACCACTAAATTTGTTGTAGTTCCATATTTCTGGCAAGTGTGGTTATCTCGTTCCAGACACGCCTTCTTCCAAAGATTTGCCTCAAAACTATGCCTCAATTTATCATTTGTGGTTGCTATCCCACCTTTCCAATTATAATGATTTGCCCCACTTATTTGTAAAAACTTTTTATCTTTATTCCAAGCGACCTGAACACCTTTTTTACCAGTATTCCAAGTGGGTTTTCCTTTATTATATTTTCCAAAACAAACCCTTGAACAAAATACTTTAATCGCCCAAGACGGCACTACTTCAAAAGACTTCCCGCATTGTTTACAGATTATGGTAATTTTAACCTTGGTGTTTCCAAGACCTATTTTTACTTTCGTTTCTTTTGTGTGTGGTTTCTTAAACATATAATTATGTCTTCATTGAACAAGGGTAAGAACATTTGTCTAAAAAGTCTTGAGGAATAGTTACCGAGAGTATTCCGTTTTCAATATGTAAATCTCCCCAGACTTCTGTGCCTAAATTATCTTTTATCAAGGGGCGATATATATGCCCCAACTTACCGCACTTATACTCCTTCCCCCCAGTGTAATTAGTCTTATTATCTGAAGCGTATACTGCATAACTCCCCTCCACATTTATCGGACGAGAAGCTCCATCTGCTTTTTCTTGTTCTGTTAAAGGAGGTTGAAAGAAATAAGAAACTCCCTTGTCCTGAATGGAAAATTCCATTACATTACTTTTAGGCTTCTTGTTCAAAATGATTTCAAATTCACTAGCCCCCTCCCCATCTTCTACTTGATATAAATGAACTTCCTTTTCTGATGTGATGAGTTTTATTTTGTCCGTTTCAGTTTCAACACTAAACCCATCAAAGTCTTTCAACCTAATTGAACAGTTTACTTCATTGTTCCAACGAGATATTTTCTGTTGTGGAAAAAACTTTGAAGAATCCTTACTGTCTCCCAACTCAATTTCTACAAGGTCTTTCGGATTGTCTTTTGCTGTTAAAGCAAAAAACTGCTTAGTTTCGTCAAGGGTATATTTAGGATTTAGATTGTTGATTATTTTAGGCATAGAATTGTTTATCGTATTTTTGTCGTCTTTCCCGTTGCGTTTTTCTTGCATGACAATTTGGGCATAGTGTCACTAAATTATTTATTTCAAACTGTAATTCAGGGAAAATTGATTTAGGTTTTATGTGGTCAACTACCATAATGTCTGGTTCCTTTAAACCACAAATCTGACAAGTATTGTCGTCTCTAATTTTAGTTTGTTTAGCCCAATATTTAGGTCCACCACCAACCCAAAGATAATGTTCACTCCCTTTCTTTACAGGATTATTTATCTTGTTTCTTTCTGTTGTCCAAGGATGTTTTACTCCTTTTCCAACTGTATGTCCTTTTTGAAAACCTTGATTTTTAAGATTTTCCACATATTTTTTTCTCTTTGTCTCGTCTTTTGGTAATGGCATATATGTATATATTATAATACTTTTATTCTACTCAGGCAACGGTAATTTGCCACTCGGGGCTTGGGTTGAAATAGATAGAATTTGGCTCAGCGGTAATTGCCCACCCAACAACCCGAATTACATTATCAGCTCCAGTTGGTATAGTTGCCTGGATGTCTCCAGCAGTTTCTCCTACATACAGAACTGCACCAAGAGCTATAGAAGCTGGAAATGCCGCAGAGCGAACAGTCCCCATTAGAAGCATCGCGGTTGCATTTGCATTTGTAGAAGCGTCTACGCATATTCCAAGACAAACAGGTCCAGCAGTACCGACTGCATCTGCATCTGCAAGAACCCACTCTGCCGCAGTTACATCCAAGTAACATAAATCTCCGAAAGCAATAGTGGCTCCAGCAGTTCCTGCAATAACGATACCAGAATATCTTTCATCGGCAGACAGATTTTCATCAACAGCTAAACCAATTGTTGCTGGGTCTGCACCTTCTCCAAGATTGATTAAAGAGGCGAGCGGGTTTGCTATAGGAACTCCACTTACGCCAGATACCCCTGAAACGCCACTAATCCCTGAAATACCAGAAACTCCACAAGCACCAGAACCAGTTGTACCTGATACCCCTGATATTCCAGAAACTCCACAAGCCCCATTCGTTCCCGCAGTTCCACTTACACCACAGGCTCCATTGGTACCAGCTACGCCAGTTACTCCTGAGACGCCACTTACCCCGCACGCACCAGTATCCCCTTTGACTCCCGTTACCCCCGATACACCAGAGACACCACACGCCCCCGCAGCACCCGCCACACCTGTGACTCCGCTGACACCGCTTACACCGCAGGCTCCTCCAGCTCCAGCGGTACCCGATACCCCACAGGCTCCACCTGCTCCAGCGACTCCTGAAATTCCGCATGCACCCCCAGCTCCTGCTACGCCACTTATTCCACTAACACCTGAAACCCCACATGCACCAGCACTCCCAGTGGTTCCAGACACACCCGAAACTCCAGAAACACCAGAGACACCACATGCTCCAACAGGTCCTATTAAAGAGAATAGAAAATCTTGAAGAACACCATTTGTAAAATTCCCCGAACCTGACTGCCAAACAACTGTAAAGTCGTGATAACCTGTTTGTTGAGTATTGGCTGTAACGTTATAAAAATTAAATGTAGTAGGTACTAAATGTCCTTCAACTTGAATTACATCTCCTGATTTTATTTGATTCAAAATAGCATCTTCATCTACAGAGTTTGCGTCTACTATAGCAACATATAAATGGGTTACAGCACTGGCAGTAGCTGAGTTCATTCTGAAAGTACCCGATGCAGGAGTTGGAGTTGTCGTAGTATTGTATGTCCACTCAATAGCAAATCCACCGGCTTGTCCAATAGGACCAGATGCACCGGAAATACCTGAGACCCCACAAGCCCCTGCTGGTCCCGAAACTGTAGATGCTACGCCTGAAACACCCGATACGCCACTGACTCCTGATACACCACTAACTCCTGAGACCCCGCATGCTCCTGTGGCTCCAGCGACAGTTGAGGCCACGCCAGAAACGCCTGAGACTCCTGATACTCCGCAAGCCCCCGCAGTACCCGCTGTTCCGCTTACGCCACAGGCCCCATTCGTACCTGCTGTTCCTGAAACACCTGACACTCCAGAAATACCACAGGCTCCAGTGTCTCCTTTTACTCCTGAGACACCACAGGCACCAGCTGGTCCTGCAACGGAAGAAGCCACACCTGACACTCCACTTACACCACAAGCTCCAGCGGGACCTGCTACTGTAGAAGCAACACCAGAGACACCTGATACTCCGCAAGCACCCGTTACGCCTTTAGCTCCACAGGCACCATCATTACCTGGTACACCAGAGACTCCACTGACTCCAGATACTCCGCATGCACCTGTATCTCCTTTAACTCCAGAAATTCCACAGGCTCCAGATACACCGTCTCCTGCGATACCACTGACACCTGATACACCACATGCTCCGTTAGAACCAACGGTTCCACTTACACCGCTGACACCAGAAACACCACATGCTCCATCCGCGCCTGCCGCGCCAGAAACCCCTGAAACACCAGACACACCGCAGGCTCCGGAACCAGTAGCGCCTGTTACCCACTGATTTTTAATTCCGTCCGTACCTAAAACCTTCCCATTAATTGGTGAAGGAGCTACTTGATCTGAATTGAAAATTGATGGCATAGTTATTGTTTGTTAATTGACAAGAGAAGGGAGGGGGTGTAAGGTGGGGGTATGAATAATAATTGGTTACAAACTATAATCTTGGTTTATGTCTTAGGTTACGGCTCACTCTTTTTAGTAGGACTAATGATCATAGGTATTCAGAAACTATTTACCAAATTTAGGCAAAGTAGACGCTAATTGCTGTATTGTCTGTTGAAGGGTAGTTGCCAACTCTGTATCATTACGAGTATAAGCTGCGCTATAAACAGTCATAAGTTTGCCTATCGTTGCTACTGTTCCTTTATTTTGTGCTATCGCCGGATCGTACGGTTGGTAGCCTTTTTTAGTGGCCGTAGTTTCTTGGGCAATATAACTACTCCACTGCCAGTAGTTGTTCATGGTCCGTCCTGATTCCCAGTTGGAATTCTGGTCAAAGCCGGATAATGGATTGTAAGCCGCCTTTTTACCGGTAAGGAGTCCTGTGGCCCGACCAAATGTATCCGTAAGTAAAAAATCAATCATCGCTGGAGATAAATTAAACTGTTTACCCAAAAATTTAGCAACCGGAGCAGTCCCGGCAGAATATCTAAATTCAGGTGGGAGAGCTTTCATACGAGCAGATTCAATCGGATGAGTCGTTGGGAAAGTTGCCATGCCTGTAGCCGCGTGGATAATAGGCATAAACAACTGAGGAATAAACGCAGTCATAGCTTTAGAACTATCCATAAATGACTGTGGGTTAATCAGGTTTGGTAAAAAGCCAGTTCCCGCGTCAAAATATTCACCTTTACTGTAATCAGTGCCGATCATCTTATCTTTGACTACCATGTTTATCATCTGCCCTACTACGCCAGCTTCTTGTGGAATAGGTATGCGAATAAAGCCTTTACCGGAAGGTTTAGGGATATAAACATAAAGCGTAAACATATTCGGATCAATATCTTTCAGTTCCTGTATCTGCTCGGGGGTAGCTTTGTTTTTTGTATAGATTGTAGACGCAACTAAAACAGCCGTAAGCGCCGCGGCAACAAATAAATATCTGGCGCGGCCTTTTGGTGTTTCCAAAGTTCTTAATGCCTGGTCAATAATCTGAAGTCCCGGATTAGTAAATGGAATACTGCGAATAAAAGTCTGTCCGCCTGAAGACTGTGGAGAACCTACAGATTTAGCCAAAGCTTTTTTAGTCAAAGCCCATGGCCGAATAGCAGTAGAAGGGTCTTTGCCAATATGAGAGAACGGCCCCGAGACGCGCTGAGAGTCTTCCATGGCTGTCCACTGGTCTTTACCGTTTTTCCGGGCAAGGACATACTCGGTTAAACGAGTAAATATTTCAGAATACTTTGCCGGTGCGCCTACAATAGCGCCACCTGTTTCTAAAACTTTTTTAGCAGTTTCAAGTCCCGTAGTTTCTTTGGCAATCTTAGCCATAATTTCATCAGGAGTAAGATTTTCAAAGCTCACTAATGTATAACGGTCGCCGCCTAAGGTAAACCACTCTTTAGCAAACTGATGTTCCGGGTTAGTAGGGTTAAATATTTTTACCAGTTCCTTCATACCGGTATAAAGCGGAATATATTTATTTGTGGAAAATATCGGAGCAGTAATCTGATCGCGCACAGCATTGACCGCGCCAAAAGCATAGTAAGTAGCTGTAGTACCAATAACCTTAATTTGAGAAGCTTCCCTTAAAATCTGTTCAAAACTATTTAAGTGCTGAACCGATAGGACATTATCCAGTATCTGCCTAACTAAATTATCAACTAAAATCGGCACGGCTTTGTAATTTTGCCGGGCAATAATATAATGCGGATCAGTAACTTGAGGCATGATGCCGGGACCCTTCATTTCCAGTTTTTGTATTTGAAATAAATCAGGAAACTGCGGAGCAATATTCAACATCCGATTATAAATAAACTGCCGACCGGCTTTAGTCATAATCTGATGATGATCAGTAACCAAAGAATAAAGAGGATTCTGGATTTCGCGGAACGAACCTTTACGCTGGACCATGGAAGATATACTGGATCCACCGACAGAAATAACTCCGTGACTAAGCTCATCACCTAGAAGTTCATTATAAAATACGCGCTTGCGGGAAGCATAACCTTTCCTGCCTTTGAACTCTTCGTACTTATCATTATTTAAAAGTTGGGCATTATGAAGAATATCCAACTGTCCTTTTTCCGTCAGCTCATCATAAAGTTTTTCTTCCTGAACAAATCTATCTGAATTTTGACTCCATGCCGAATCAACTTCCGCCCTAGTAAACGGATTATTCTCTAGAGCCTTAGCCATAGTATCGTATTCTTTTTTCATTTCCCGGTAAGCATCCATTAAACTATGGCCTTTTTCGTCAACTAAATCTTCTCCATCAGCCTTCATCTCGTCTATTGCTTCCTTTTCCGCGTCCAGTTCTTTTTTCATTTCATCCAGACGCTGGTATTCAAAATGCGCGTCCCGGGCAACCAAGTAAAAAGCAAACTCATCCATTACTTTCTTCTTTGCTAAGTCCTGGATTAAATTTCCGATATTCTTTTCAGTCACCTTAGCTATCTCGCCTTTGGCATTAAAAATCCACATGCCGCCTTTGCCAGAAAGGTTTTTCTGGAATACAGAAGATGTATAATTCCTGTAGCCGCGAATCTGAAGGGAAACGCTTTTGGAAGTATTGGCTACTCCTGCCTGAGTATCAAGCACTTCAAACGGATAAATATCATCAGCTTCTACGGTCCGAAGCATCTGCCAGTAGTTAAGGAAACTCTTTTTATTAACCTTGCTGTCCCCGGTAGAAATCATGCTGCCGATTTTATCCAACGATGAAAGACCCTGGTAGTTGTCTATCAGTTTGCGAATGTCAGTGATCATCTCACCAATAACCGGTTCGTAGAATATACCGCCTGGCTTTAAAAAGGTATTAACCAGATTTTCATAATTTGCCGTAATGGTCTGTGGCATCTCAGAATACTTCTGAAGTAAAGTTGCATAACCTTCAGTAAGCCTGGTAATTAACTTATGATCCCTACTTCCGCCGGGATAATAAGCTACATAAATATCAGTCAGTTGTTTCCTAAGTTTATAAGTTTGCTTATCATAAACAGGATTACCTTTTTCGGTCTCTCCCACAACTTTATTAAGCTTTTTAACCATGCCAAACTTCTGGTCTAAAAAGTGAGTAACTTCATGAATAGCCGTAGAGACATTGGTCATACCGGAAGTAAAGATATTTTTACTATCCGTATAAAATACTCCTTTAGTTCCTTTTGGTAAGAATCCTTCTCCAATTCGTTCAGCGTACTTGTGGACAAAGGTTTTAACCTCGTCGGATAGTTTAAGAGACGTTTTCCCTTCCGTAGTTTGTGGCGCTTTCTCAAATGTTCCAATGGCTTTACCGGCTTTAGAGGCTAAGACTTGTCCATCTCTCATTACACGCATCTGTTGCGGCGCGCCTTTTTCCTGGAGGGATGCTTTATCTACAGTTATCTGATCACCTGGCTTTAAATTAGCTTTCTGAAGTTGCATTGCATCCGGCTTTATTTCAAACTGGGTAGTTTTACCTTTAAACTCTAAGTTACCAGCGGTATTAACCGTCAATACCGGATTAGCTTTAAACTCTGCATTGTTTTGTAGTAAAGTTTTTAATTCAATCTTACCGATAGGCGCGCGCTTATACTCGGGACCGTTTTTCCCTATTTTTAAAGAAGACTCCATGCCAAGACCAGTCATTTCCTTAGCTACGGCTTCAGGCTTGACTGCTTTAGTCGGTTGCATCTTTAACTGTGCCGCCTGCGTTACCATCTCCACCGGAGAAGCGATGGGGGGCTGGAAGCCGAGGGGCTCCCCAGCTAATTGTCCAATAGTATTAGGTTTTATAAAGTTGCCAATAGTTTTTCCCATTACTTGAGTACCAACTATCACAGGAGTGTTAGGATTCGTTCCTTGGCTAATCAAACTTTTAGCAGCGTTTCTGAGCTGAGCAATTCTATCGGCATTAGTCATTGATAAGCTTTTATCCGCGTCAAAATAAATATTAATTGTTCCATCGTTAAGTACTTTGCCTCTTACAAGACTATCAAAATTTCCCAATTGACCTTGAGCGTCTTTATAAGACCGTAACATGTCTTCATGACCGCCTGAAATCTGTCTTTTAAAAGCAATGTTAGTAGATTCGTCTCCATTCATTCCTTCGACTGTACTATGTATCTGTCCGGTTTTAGGACTGAATACAAAAATATCACCAGGTTGCATTTTGCTGTGTGTTTGCCCCCCCTGCGCCATCTCCACCGGAGTCTGGGTGGGAGCTTTAAAACCAATCGTAACGCCGGGCTTACCCTGGGTCAGCATATCAACTGGAGTTTGAGTCGGAGGAACAAACCCAACGGGCATGCCGGCCGCAACCATCTCTTCTTTAATAGCCTGCTTAATCGGCTCCCCTGCCTGGACTTTTTCGGTGACATTTTCCTGAATTTTTATCTGCTCTTCGGCCGGGAGAGATTTGAAGCTTTCGGGGACTTCGTTTAAAATCTGTTTAAGTTCAGTAGTAGGCTTAACAGAAACATCAAGCAGACCACTTAATGCCTGCTTCATTAATTCAGGAGACATTGGTTGTCCTGTAATTCGTGAATAGACTAAAGCATTGTCCAATGCTGCCGCTTGCCTGCCTTGTTCATAAGTAAGTGAAGGATCGGCATTTCGATATGTGGCTATTTGACTTTCAAAATTTATTTCCCGAGCTCGAATAGCTTCCACGCTCTTAGCGCTACCACCCGTAGTAAAACTAAAAATACCGGCTACAGTGGCATTTACGCCTATGTCGGTCAAATCCTTAGCGGTTAATTTGCCATTAGAGACGAGTTTTTCAACTGTGGTGAGTGCTGCTACTCCGGCGGCCGAGGCTGCACCGCGCGCTGTTCGGGAAACGAATCCACCAGCTCCACCTGTGGCAAAACCAAACAATGCGCCAGATCCTGTGGCTGAAGCTAATTTCCCAGCTTCAAATTTCTGACTCTGGGCTTGGGACAAACCTTCGTGCAGGAAAGACTGGATGCCGAAGATGGAAGCATTCTCTGTGCCTTTAGCAATAATAGATGTTGCGGTTTGAGCAATCTTATTAGTAGGAGAAAAAAACTTAGAAAGTTCTGATACTGTTCCGCCCTTAGATCCTACCTTAGCTTCAAGGCCAAATCCAGCTCCGACATTGGAAAGTAAAATGGTATCTGTAAGCATACCCAAACCAGCAGCCACAGCAGAAAGTCCCGGATGCTTTTCAGCAAAATCAGCCACAGCCATTTTGTTATTTTCCGCTTCGCCTGGGCTGTTGTTTACCAAATTATAAACCTGCCCGAGTATTTCTGAATTAGCTAATGTCTGGTCAAACTTCCTCGCAGTAGGAGATTGCCCGGTTACGTTAGCCCTTACCTGCTCGTTGCCGGCATTGTAAGCAGCCGATTTGGTATTAAGCGTATTTAAAACATCCTGCTGCTTATTTAACGTGCCGGAAAATGCCTGATAATCCTTTAACGTCTGGTTATGCTCGGCAACCTTGGCATTGTAAGCATCAATCTGCTGTTTATTAGTTAGGTCGGGCTTGTTAGTATCTAGCCATGTGCCGGATGCTTTTAAAGTATCGGCTTTTTGGTTAGCTGTAGCAATGTCAGCAGTGGAAGGGCCAACTGGGAAGGCCATGTCCACAGGTTTAGGGGCGTTGTAACCTCCAAAGCCGGGAGTAGGAGTGGCTATGGTATCTTTTAAGGCAGGTAAAAACTGTTGTGCCACGCTCTTAACCGGTCCCAGAGCTGGAGTATTTGGATTCACAAACTGATTATTAGGAGTATTCGGATTAAACGGAGAAGTGCTGGGAGGAAGAGCGTTGACTTTGGGAGTAGGTATTTTATACACGCTTCCCCAATCAATATTGCCACTAGTCTTAACCGGAGATGGAGTCGATGAAGAAACCGGAGGCGTTGCTACGGCAGTCGAACTTTTCCCGCTATATACTTGTCCCCAGTCAATAGGCATATTAATTTATTCCATAATCAGCTTTGTAATCAGGAGTTTTAATTGACGATCCTGTTTTTGGATCTATCTTAGTACCACCTTGATTTGTCGCGTCCACAAATACAGCCATAGCTTTATCATAAGCGGGTCCAGCATCAGAACCATATTCAGAAACAAATTTCTGCTTTCCGGCCTTATAGTTTTCCGAACTAACTGTTTTGTTGCCGGCAATAAGATTATTATTCTGCCAGTAACTAACCAAGCTTTGCAAATCAGCCGTCTGCTTCTGGGTCAAATCATACTGTTGTTGAGCTACAGTAATTGAACGGCCGGCCGCGGCAGTATTAATTTTATCTTGCTGTTGTTTATTGTACCACTGTACAGGATCAAGAGGTTGTTTACCTTCGGCTTTTAATCCTTCATTATATGAATCCATAGCCCCAAGATCTCCTGTCCTCTTTGCTGTCATCATCTGCACATTAGAAAGTGTCCCACTGGTTGTATCAACACCATTTGCGGCTAACTCCTCAGGAGTAGAACCGGCACTTGCACCTTTATTCGGACCGCTGGCAAAATAAATCTGGCCGCCTGATGCGTAAAACTGCGCTCCGGCTGCAAGGCCGTTATCCCTAGCCCAATTAAAGTTGTCCGTATTAGCTTTAACAACCGCCTGCTGTTCCGTAAACTTCTGGGCCGCGTCAGCTCTAGCGTTGTCAATCTGAGTATTTAATTCCGCCTGGAATTTATCATTCCTGTCATTAGCGTCTTTTAAAATTGCCGCGGCGCTTGCATTATATTGATCGGCTAACTTAAAATCCGCGTCTGTATAAGCCATTTTCGCTTTATTAACCGCACTATCATACTGGCTCTGGAGTGCGGTCATAGACTGGTCGTGCAGTGTAGTTAAGTGGCTAATATAATCCATAGCCGAAGCGCTTTGGCCACCCTGTTGAAGCGCCATTAAGTTACGGACAGAACCACCTGTCTCATTATCATTATTAAACTGTAAATTAGTCTTATCGGTACCGAACTTAGTAGTTAAATCCTTAATTTCCTGGTCACGCTGTTGCTGTAAAAGAGCTTCTTTATCTGTTTGTACTTTTTTTGCCGCAGTATCACTGGCTATTACATTCGGATCCTGATTAGCATTATATGGAACAATGTGATTAGAAGTCCCATCAGGATATTGATAAGTTTTTCCAGTGTAGGGAACAGCATGACCAGTAGTGTCATCCGGCCAAGTATAACCAGTCGAAGGTGTGCCGTCCGGGTTGGTCTTTGGAGGAGGGACTACGGTCTGCCCGGCCAAACCGTTGGTGGTATTCTGCGTATTCGTTATCTGCGTCTGAAACGGACTGCTTGAACTCACCACAGCCGATGTCGGCGTAGCTTGCTGATAATAATTAGTCGCACCCCCGCTACTTGCTTGGACTCCTGCCCCAGTAGGACTGGCAAGAGCCGTAGCGAAAGCCGGAGATAATTGGTCTGCCTGGGTAGGGCCTATAAAGCCTCCGGCAGCTACTGGATTTTGTGGCCCTGTTGGAGCGTCCATAAGAGTTTAGAATAGTTAATTATTGATTAGCGACTACGGAATAAGAAGCAGAGAGTGTTGCACCTCCCGTTTGGGCATAAGTCTCTCTAATCGTAAATCCAGTGGCACTTACACTTAACACGCTTAAAGTTACCGTCCCACCATAAGTACCTCCGGCAGCACCGGCTGTTGGGTTGTGGGCAACTACGGCGGCAGTATTACCTGTAGCGCCGGCATTATAAGTAAGACTTTCCCATATAGCTAAATTACCTTTCAAAGTAGTTCCGTCATAAGTTGCGACACCTGTGCTACATGAGGCGGTATTTGCTCCGGAGTTATTTCCTACAAGAGAATAATAAATCGTAATTGCCTTAGGAGTGAAGGTTGTAGTAAAAGCCGTGTCCGTAGTTTTTGTTGTGGTACTGGTATTATTTACTACTGCCGCAGTTGGAGAACTATAAACAACGATACCCGAAGGACTTAACATTTGGAACTGTGTTCCGTCATACCTAACAGTAATAATTTGTCCACTTAAAATATCATTAGCTATTAAAGCAGTAGTACCATTTTTTGTAATAGCTTTTGCCGTCAGTCCATTTAAAGCCAGGGTCGCAGCACCAGTATTGGCAAAATTAGCTTTAAAAGAAAATGTTTGACCTTCCAGTAAAGCCGCTACCGCCGGAGCTAAAGTCACTACATAAGCATTAGCACTGCCAGTAGAAGCAATGTAGGTTTCTTGAGCTTTTTGGAAATCAAGTTGAGTTATTAATTTATTGTTAGCCGAAGAAGCTGTGGTAGTAGAAAGAATTGGGTCATTCTGCCCAACCGCAATCGGAGAAGTGGCAGAGGCAGGAGCTACGCTCATTTTAGTAACTCCCTTAACCGTTGTAGAAGCGTCCGCGGCCGCTCCCGGATTTAATCCGACAGGATTTTGAATAAAAGTAATCAGTCCGCTTATAGTCTGGTCGCTTGTTTTATCCACATAATCTTCCGCTTCGGCAGGGGGGTTGGAACCAAGCTCAACGAGTGTGGAGTATGGATCCCAATCGTACTTTACACCGGCTCCATCAACAACTCCGCCTTTGTAATCAAGACCGCGCGCCAGAATAGTTATCGGACCGGCTATAGTAGCCGGGTCGAAAGTGAAAAATTCTATTTTTTTATTATCGATACTGCGGAATACGCCTCTGCCGATAGGAGGAAAATCAGCGGCAACCAGGACGGTAGTTTTATCCTGCATCCCTGCCCAGGATAAATAATCAACCAGCGAAAAAGACGTTCCCGAGGAAAGCAGGGAGGCGGCAAGTCTTTTTGTGGGGACACTTGGTGCAAAAGAGAGAGCCATATATTTTTAAATTAATTAGTTGATATATCCTTAATTGTTGCAGCGTCATAAATTGTCTCCTCTGAAGTTCCTATACCAAATCTGTTTATTTCCCAATTCTGATTTTTTCCCGAGTTGTCTACTCCGATGCTGAGATAGTTACTGTAAATATCCGGAAAATAAACTACAAATTTAAAGTGTCTAGTACCGTCAGGAGCAGGGTCAGAGATTGTACCAAGCGGGGCAAGACCTAATGGATTTTGTCCTAAAAAAGCTCCGAGTTCCGCGCCTTGCATAAAAACTTCATCGTCCGGTAGAATACCAAAATCAAAATTCATAACCGGAGTTTCTGTAAAATCTTTCATCAGAGAAAAAGTAACTACAGTTCCGTCAGCAATAATACCTTCAAAGCCCATACAGTTAATTCCCATAGTCTGGAACTGGGATGGTTTAACGCGGAAGCGGGAACGGCGAGGAACCATGTGAATCCAGTTGGATTTCCAGGAAGAAGTAATGCCAAACTTCACGGATGCAGAACGCACGTCGTTATGGTCAGCCGTAAAAAGCTGGTATACATTCGGGCTGGTAGAGTCGGCCGCGTAGAGTTTCCCCCCGTATAAGTCAAATTGAGAAGCGTTCAAATACCAAATTCCCTCAAAGCTCTTAGTTTGCTTGTTATAAACAATAATCTGGTTATTTTTCGCATCCCCTACTTTCTGCTTACAAGCGAATAAAATTCTCTGAGCAAGTTCATGCCCGACCACGGAAGAAAAATCAAAAGTATCAATCAGGCGTTTAACAATCAGTCCGACATTCACGGTCTGTGGAATGGTATCAGTCAGTTTAACGCGGCCTAAAGAAGTAATCTGATTATCGGCCGTAACAAAATAAATATCGTCGCGACCTTTGACCACATGGTTAAGGGAGCCGAATTGTTGTTTTAAAGGAGTGGTCTTTACAATATCCGTAGCAACATTCGTGGGATAACTATCAAGTTCAATATAATATTTTTTAAATACTACAAAAGAATCTTCAAAATTTGAAACATCCGTTATATTTCCTCCACCGTAAGGTGCCGTCAAAAAGTCTCCTTCCCCGGCAACTCTAGGCGCAGAAAATCCAAAATCCGCGGCATTTTTTATCTTACTGACATAAATAGTAGCCGTAGACTGCGCGCCTTGAAGATTACCCGAAGCGTCACGATTTTGACCGGACTGCACATTACCTACAATCATACGGTTCTGGTAAGTCTCTAAACGATTACCGCGCGGTGCGGCCGGATATTCGGTCGGCTGCAAGGTAACAGCAGATTTATCAGCTATGCCTACAGCCGGGTCGGTTATGGTAAAAGTTGTAGAAGTGGGGACAGCGCTATAAGTTACCGTAGTTGTACCGACAGTCAATTTCCCGGTAGGGGGAAACTTCGGCATGACAATCTGATAAGTAGCTCCGGCTACTGGATCGGTTATTGCGTCAAAAGTAAGTTGATTAGAAGTATTCGCCGTTATTTTAGAAATTTTGCCGGACTGAGCGCCAGAAGTTATTAGGACATAGTAGCTAATCCAATATGATGCTGCCCAAGTCTTTGTAGAATCTGTTACGGTTGTAGCGGATGTTGCGGTAGAAGTGCCAGATTCAAAGACCGGAGCTTTTAAAGTAGACGCTACAGTTAAAGTGGTTCCGGAAACAAACGCGCCGTTTAAAGTGGTTGTTGATCCAGGCCAGCGGGAATAATTTTCCACGCCGTTGCCCCAGTAGAGGTAATCTTCATTTTCAGTATTAACTAAATTTTCTTTAAAACCGAACTCTGCCCCAACAGTGTAATTGGATTTTAGTAATGCCCAATCTAAAAGAGTAGGATGAAAATATTTAAGCTGACCATTAGAAGCTTTAACAGGAATCTCACCCTCTTGCCCGCTTTTTAAAAAGTTATAAAACCCATCACATCCAGTTGTACCGGCATCGTACGTTCCTAATATGGAAGTGCCGGGACGGGGACCAATACCAAATCTATCCGTTATCGTCATATTCGACATTTGGCGCGCCGAACCTATAGGGGCATCTTGAGACGCCGCCAAAAGTTGTAACCCTTGGGAAAAATCTGAAATGTCGATGAGAAAATCTTGGGCCATATTACCTCAACCAAATATTACTTTTAGAATCGTTCCTATTTACTCCTCTATCCATATAGTGATAAGTCTGTACCATTGAAAGTGTCTCCGTTGGATTTTGTCGCTTGTACGCCTTAATCATCGTGTCATAATTAGTTTTAGCCAAAGCCGCATCCTGATATTCCCGAGCCGCGTTGCCCAAAACTTCAACTGCTTTTTCCACAATCATTGGAAACTCATCGTGATCGCAGACAATATAATCGGTATCAAGCGTAGATTTGTTTAAATAAGTACCAATCACGGATTGGAATAAATAGGTGCCGTAATAAACCAGGTTAGAAATCTGCCCTTGCTTGGCGTTGAGCCAGTTAAATCTATATCCGGCAGTGGTTAAGGCCGCGCCAGACAAGGTAAAGAACAACGCCGCATAAGCGCAGGTAGTCTGGACAGGAGAACCTTGGGTAGTTTTAGAGTTAAAATCAAACCTCACTAAGTTCCAACCATTAACAAAGGACGTGCCGTCATTCGGAGTGGTAGCTGTCAGTTCATAATAATTTCCGGCATTATTTCCTAAACGCAACTTTACGTTAGTAACATCGGCAACCGTGGCAATATAAACCCAGGAGAAAACACTCCCGGCATTAGCATAGGAAGTTAGGTCAAAAGTATTTACAGTAGTCAAAACTACTCCTGCCGTAGTCCCACCAGCAGAAAGATTAAATTGCAAACTGCCGTTGCCTTTAATAAAATTAAAAGTATCGGTCTGTAAATTCGTAGCATTGCCGAACGCTGCCCAAGAAGCACCTGAGGCAGAATCTCCAGTCAACCCCTGAAGTCCAGCGATGGAAAGTTCTTTTAAACTTCCATTATAAGAAGAAATTAAAAGTGTTTTTAAAAAAGTATGGTCAGCAAAAGCCACTAAATTAGTGTCGGACTGCTTCCGAATGTCAAACTCTTCCTCGGAAACGTATTCCCAGATATTATTACGGCTTCTGTCCCCTGACTGCGGCTGAATACCTATAAGATTATTCGCTTCAATGTCGCTTGGTGCTGCATACTGGTAAATATCGTTAAAAAGGTTAGGAGCTAGTGGAGAGCGCCTTTTCTGGGAACGAAATTTATCCACGGCCAAGTTCACGGCATTATTAAGACTTCCGCGTACATCAGCAATTAAGCCGATCTTATTATGGATGCGGGTGTTGACTAGAGATTTTAGTTCACTCACGGTGAATGGATAGAGGGACATAATATTATTTCTTAGTTATTTTACCGAATTTTAACATCTCCAAAACGTCATACTTAAAATTCACAAATTGAGTCTGAAGTTCCACAAATTTCTTGGAAAACTCATCCATCTTTGCCTGATTTTTACCGGATACCATAGTGTCCATACGCTTGTCCAAATCAGACTGATCAGCCAGAGTTGCTTTATAATCTTCCATAGTTTTAGTAAGCGCTTCAAAACTGGTTTTAAGCGTTGTTAATTCGGTGGAGATGGCAGTAAAATCTTTACCGGAAACAGATAGCTTATTTTCAAATTCATTAACCGCCGTGGCAAATTCAGTGACCACCGGCAGTGTCGCGGTAATAGTAGCCTGAAGTCCGATAAAATCTTTGGAATAATCATTCGGTTTCGGCAATTTTCCGATAGCTTCCATAACAGGGGTTAAATCCATTTCCGGCATTTCCATATCATCCATAGAATCCTGCATCGCCTGGCACTGTGCCATAATCGCGTCCAGCTTTTCCGTATAATCTTTCTGTTCCACAATTTCTTCCGCATCATCCTCTTCTTCGTCTTTCGCAAATTCTTCGGCTATCATCTTGCGGATTTTTTTCAATAAGTCATCAGCCTGGGTCTTGGTAATCCCGGTGCTCATTCCTGTAGCATTAGAGGGCGCGACAAAACCACCCTGGGAAGCATAGGGGTCGTTGTAAGAAACAAGGGCCTTATCCTGATATTCAAGCGACTGCGCAGTTTTTACCCGTAAGCCGATAAAACCAAGAGTGTCAAGTTCACCGGCAGTCAAAGCAATGTAGTAGAAGCCCGGCATGTTAGTGGCATCAATTTCCACCATGGAGTTTGTCGTCTGTACAGCAGTCGCGCCGTTTTTAGAAACGTAGCCTTTACCGGTCTGCCCAGTAAGCGCGGGAACAGAATAAGAAGCAAGGAACACGTCAGTAGCGCCGACAGTATTTACCATCGTCAAAGTCTGAGAAACCAAAGTGTAGTCCACTCCTCCGCCCGTAAGAAGCTGGCCGTTATTGGTCAGCTTTAAACTGTTGGCATCCGGCAAATAAGCCAAAGTAAAGCTAGTGCCCGGGGTCGCGCCCGCAGGAACTTCGTTATTTACAATCTGTCCGATAAGCTGAAAAAGCCATTGGCGACGGACAGTGTTTTGTTCGCTTTGCTTGAACTCGAGCATGAGAGTTTAGATTATTAATCTGAATATAAACGAAGTTTCGCGGAAACAGAACCTTGGGTAAATGCAGTCGGAATTAAAGCTAGATATTTTAATCCAGTTATATCTATACTTACTGTCTTGTTAAAGTCAGTACCCACGACCGCGAACCCAGTAGCTCCGGCAGTTACAGTCTGAAGACCACTTGCCACGGCATCTAAATCTGTATAAGACAAAAAGTTGTAATAATTAGCATCAGTCAACGTACCACCCATGTTTGGAGTGTCGTCATACGGAGTAGTTGTAAGATCCCCAATCATTTTTCCGGTAGATCCTGCAATCTTCATGGTCAAAGTCGCTGTACCAGCAGTGATAAAACTCAATACCGCGCGCCTAAAACCATCTACGTTTACCACTTTTGCAGTAGCCATGGCAATGCCATTTGCTCCCGCTCCAGCGCCAGAACCAGCAATATTCGCATTAGAATACGGATCCTGAAGCGAAAATGTATTCGCGGTTAAAACGGTAATTCTGCGAACACCATTTGCGGCTACGTTAGTGGTGTGTCCACTAATAGCCAAAACATCACCCGTGGAATAACCATGGGCGGTTTTGGTAACGACCACAGGTGTGGCATCAGTACTTGATGTCAACGTTTGTGGAGTGATGGTATCAAAAAGTGTGTACGATACCACTGTAGGGTTATACATAAATTTATTCGTTTAATTATTTACCAATCCCTGGCCCCGTAAAGGGCCAAAGGTAGTAAGTAATATTAAATTTTTAAAGAGTTGTAACAGCAGCGTTGGAGCTTGTTCCACCAGTGGACGTAACACCTGCGGCAGCTGAGTACATATTTCCCGCAACAAATCCCGCGGCAGCAGTAATCGGAGTTGTACCAGACGGTACATTAATACGATTATTGACAATGAACGGAGTGGAAGCAGCCGCCATGGTAGCAAATAAAGTACCAGTGGCAACCACAGCACGGTTATTATCAATAAGACCACCAAGAACAGTGGCAACATTAATAATAGCTTGAGTCATTTTACCGGTAAAGTAATTATTAGAAATTACATAATCAATACCAGACTCATGCTTAATTTGACCAGTTGTGGTAGTACCGGAGTTGGTAGCGGGACCGACAAAGCGGCAAGAATCTACCAATAAGCGAGTGGCGGTGGCGGCAGTTGTAATACCGGTGACTGCACCAAACGCACCTGTATTAGTTCTAAATTCACAGTTCCTAAACGAGACATCGGCCGCAGTCACATTGACTAAAGCCGTTACCGCATCAAAGCCAACTGCAAATACCACATTTTGGATCAGAACATTCGCGGCAGTAATATCAAAACTCGCGGCGGTCGCAGTAGTAAAGCTAAAGGTTGGACGATTAGCACCGTCACCTAAACCAATAACGCGAACACCGGCTTTAGTAACACCATTACCAGCAGCACCGACAATAGCTTCGGTGTAGCCTTCAGCAATGAAAATTACATCTCCACGAGCTGCTGTTGCAGCAGTGTGTGCTGCGGCAAAAGTTGTGAAGAATCTATTAGTACCATCAGCGTCAGGAACAAAAAGAGCCTGAAGGTTGGTAAAGTTTGGATGAGCTGTTGGACAGACCACAAAAGTTTTACCACCAGTAACACTATATGGACTAGCAGTCAACATTGCCAAAGCAGTAAGTTGGCCGTAATTTGAGTTTAAATTATAATTAGGCATTTTAATTCCTTCATAAGAGCCCAGCCCCTACCATCCAACCTCGTCCGAGCCTTTGCTCGAGACTAGACTGGGCTCTTGTTAATTGATTTTACACTAGGTGAACGAAGGTTCAAGCAGATGCATCCGCCAAGCTACCCACTACCCATCTCGGGTCTACGATTTCTAAAGCATAAGAAGCCAAGGTATCATAAGTCCAATCAAGAGTAGAAATGTCTTTACCGCCGTTATCGGACGGGGTAATAAACATCGGATCTTGACCGACTTTGCAGTAAGCGTCTTTGTGATTCATGTTAACCAAGAACCACATCTTCGCTTTGGTGCTGTCATAAACACCGGCAGCAGTCGTAGACAGATAAGGCAAAATTATCAAACCGTATTTGCCTTCGTACGGATTCATCACACCGGCTTGGCTGGCCGTCGGGTCAGCGTAGCTCTTCAAATACTGCATAGCAGTATTTTTGGTGTTCGGATCATTGGTAATAACCAAGTGAGTCGGATCCTGGAAGGTCGTCTCACCGTTAGTATCAATCATCTGGGTAGCAAACAATGTTTCAGCAGCTTCTAATCCACCTTTAGAAAGTACCGGGTTGTTAGCAACACGGTTTCGGAAAGTGGTGGAAGTGCCGGGCATTGTGTGGACAGCGCTTAACAAAGCAAGCGTGTCTCCCACGGTCGTGGTTACAGTTTCACCTTCAAGTGAGGTGTAAGAAATGCTATTGGCAAAAGTAAATCTGTGGGTCAAATCGTACTCCATGCGTTTTGCCGCGCTTTGAGCAAGATTATTAATTGCTTTTTGGATGAGGTCATACTTGGCATACTTGCGCATGTTCCAAGTAATCTTTGTCGACAAAGCAATTTCGTAAGTCGACCATGTTTTTCTGTAATTTTGAGTCAAGCTGCCAAAGGCCATATCAGCACCTTCGCGCTTTCTCTTGGCTACAGAAAAGCCATCCAAACCGGAAATGTCGCCTGTATCAACTTCGGTTGACTGCATGTTGTACAAGACACTCGCCCGCTTTGGAAAATCCGCGTAAGATTTCGTCCAAGCAATCGTAAGATTGTTGTTAAAATCCGCGAAATTACTCCTATTAATCATCTGAGGCATAAAATTTCGGAATTAATTAATTTTTAAGCAGCGGGTGAGCTGAGTCCGGTAAGGACAAATTCGCCGAGAGCCGCAGTAATAAACTTAATGCAGGTCACAGCTTCGTTGGTGCTAGTCGACTGGGTAACACCGTTAGTGGCACTAATATCGTAACTTAGCCCGACAGAAGTTTGGGCCAAAGTTCCGGTATCAACTATACCGAGAGCAGAGGCATTGGGGTCAACAGGAACCTGAACCGGAATGTACTCGGCAGTGGCATAGGTAGACAGGGCGGAAGTGATAGCGGGGCCTTCATAGATCCCGGCAACCGGAGTATCAGTCGCGCCAGCCGTTGTGGTGGCTTCGACTAAGTATCCAGCTACGAGTTCCAAAAGGACACCCGAGGCAATGTCGGTCGACGCGGTGCGTTTGAACCACATCGTCTTCCATTTGCCGCTGGCTATCTTCCATGAATTCTTTGTTGCGGCCATTGTAGTAATGGTTTAATTATAAATAAGTCGCACTAAAAATACACCCTAGTTATACTGGGGCGATTCCAGTCGGTATATGCTTTTTAGGCTTACAACGCTATGCCAAGCGCGAGAGTGATTTTTTACTCCGATCAGGGTAGAGGGGGACAAAAATTTATCCCCTACTATCCGGTTAGGATTTTATAACTTCTTCAAATATTGCCTTAATAGTAATATTCTCTTTTTCTTTTACACCGAATGTTTTTGCCACAACCGATTTTAAAGCGCCGTCTATACGGTCAGCGGCACGATCCAAAATAAACGGAGTATCGTTAAGCTCGGCATTGTCCTGAGCTAGAAGTGTAATTACACTGGCAATAGTCTTGTTCCATTTTCTAAGCGAGACATCACCATCAGGATAAGGTTTATCACTCTTAACCGTTTCCCATTGGTCGGGAGTCATTTTTAATCTGACATCCAATTCGCTATCTAAAACTACTTCAACTAAACCATTTTCAAGTTGTACCGGCGTTACCTTTACTGAACCGGCATAAACATCCGTCGCAACGGGCACTTCAGCCACCGGAGTGGCTTCTACTGGTGTTTGTTCATCCATAGAATTAAGGGTTTAAGAAATTTTTATTAATTTTATAATCCGGAGGCATTACAAAACTTGCCGCCAATGCTTCATCCGTAGTAATCAACTTAGTGAAGTGCAGAGTAACTTCCTTTAACTCGTTATCCCGTATACCTTTTAAGCCTTCCAAAACTTCACCCTCAAGTCTATCAGTAAGCGCGTGAGTAAACTCCACCTGGTCGACAATTCCACTGTCAGCCCCATCAATAAAAAACGCACGGCATTTTAATACTTCCCCAACAATGAAATCAGGGTTAGCAGGGTTCCTTAAAAGTTCGGATTGTTCGCTCTTCCACCCTACAACAACTTTACCGCGAAATACCTTTAAAAAACCTGTGGGGTTAGCTGGTTTTTTTAACTTGTTTTCCACCTCAGTCAATTTTGACTGGGAAACCGAACTTCGTAGAGTTTTTAACTCCGCATCCTGCGCGTCCATGCGCGCGAGAATAGAAGCAAGAGTTTTTTGGTCGATAACAGGAGCGGCCGGTTTTTCCATAGGAGTAACCAGAGGAACTTCCAATTTAATATCTTCAGCCATATTATTTATCTCCTAAAACGGACTTCGGCACATAGGTCGTAGAGCCGTCTTCTAATTCACAAAGTTCATCGCCATTAGCATCGACAGTGCCTGTGCGCTTAACTACTTCCTTAGACTGGTAATAAAGTTTTACGGGACCAAGAGCAGGAGCTACAACCGGCTCAGCTACTGGAACTTCAGGAGCCACAACTGGCTCGACTAAATTATTTTCATCAGACATAAATTTTCCTTTCAAATAATTAATTAATTTAGACATTCTTTTCCTTTGGAGGAGTTTGATAGAACAATGGAACTGTATTGGAAGCTAACGCGGGAGCAAACTTCTTTTTATCTTCCGCGGTCAAACCAAGCAAAGCACCGAAGTTCTGAGAGTCTTGTGATTCTTGTTTGCCTTTTTCTCCCCCGAAACCCGGATCAACCGATACACCGGTCATTCTGCCGGAACCGGCTTCGTAAGGCTTGCCGGTAGCCAGAGTCATGGCTGACTCAAGAGCTATTTGCTGTTCTTCCACGGTCTTTACTCCAGAGCTTAATTTCTTATAAAAGAAATCAAACTTCTCCCCAAGTTCCTTATCCACACCGACATTCTGTTTTACAAAACTGGATTTTGCGGTCTCGAAGGGTTGCTTCTGGATAGCTTGTACAGTTTCCTGTAGAGCCTTTAAATCCTCAGCGTTTTTTTTCTCTTCCTCGGATTTTTCTTTAGAACCCTTTTCGTTCTTCTCCCTCAGAGCCTTAAAATTAAGCTCTTTGGCCGCAGCTTTATCTAACTTCTCCTGGGCTTCTTTAAGAGCTTCGTCCTTCTCGAGCAGAGCACTCTCATGCTCCGTGTTGAGACGTTCAGTCTCTTCTGCTACCTTGGTATCAGCTAATTCCTTAGCTTTTACCTCGGCTTGCTCGGCAACTTCTTCAGCGGTGAAAACTTCCGTCTCCACACCTTCGATAGTCACTTTCTGTGGCATACTTACCTCTTGTTCGTTTCCTACAGTGGATGTCATAATTCATGACTTACAACTTTCCACGAAAGCGAGAAACAAACATTAATTTTTAAATCTTAGCTGGATTAAATGCTTTCTGCGGGTCAAACTCCTCACCCTTAGCAGTCAACTTATCATATTCATTAGCGGCGCGGGCAAAGAAGTTCTCAAGAGTCATGATTCCGTTAATACTTAACTTGCCGTTAGTCTGCTGTTCCGGAGTCAATCCTTGGTTTGCAGTTTTTAAACACTGCTCCATGATAAAACCGTTAATAATTTTCCCAAAGAACGGGTTATGGAAAGTTTCGTGGCAGTATTTGTAAAAATCTTTTAACTCCTCGCCTTCCAGATCCCGGGTGATGTTCGCGTCATATGGGTCAACCAGTTTAAGGAACTCCCTGTAAAGCTTAACTACCTCTTCGTTATTTTTTAGGATTTTGGGCATAGGTTATCTTCCACCCTTTCCAACTCTCATCGCTTCGGCCGGACCCGCTCCGGAGGAAAATGGCCTGCTCTGTTTTTTAAGATTCGATTCCTGTAGGGGTGTCTGCCCAGGAACTCCGGGCTGGCCCGGAGCAGGAGCACCCGGTTGAGGCTGCTGGCCGGCAGGAGCGTTCTGATTAAAGAACAGGTTAGGATCAAGCTTCCTCTGTTCGGCCCATTTCTGCGCGGCATAATCAAGATTAACTTTCTGCTGGCCGAAAAGATTAACTGCCTGTACCAAGTCATCACCGAAAGAAATCTTTTCCGAGAGGGTTGTCTCACGCTGTGACGGGTCGCACTGTCCAAACCATGTAAACTTTAAGGAACGCAGAACTTCAGGGTTGACCTGAAGAATCTGTGTGGGTTTTTTAGGAGGGTTATTCGAAGTCGGAGTTCCATTTTTATCGCGCGTTACGCCATTCTCCATATCCCAAAGTTCGGACGGTGAATTATGCTCGGTAGTAAACTGAACGTGCCTGGTACCCAAACCCTTATCACCAATAGTCTTCTGTACGGAGATGCTGCGGTACTTATTCGTTACGCCGTCCTTCAGTTTATTTAATTTTGTATCAACAGGCTTAGTATAATTTTCCAAAATATTATAAAGACGAATCGTATCAAGTTGCATGTGGAAGTTTATAAAGCCAAAAATCATCAAGCCAAGTTTCTGCTTCGCCTGCATCATGATGTTGTTATTCTCAGTAGCAGTCTGGTCTCCACCTTGCTGGTTTCCTTCGAGAGCCGGGGAGATCGACTTCTCGTCAATAAACTTCTTAATCATCTGTATCATCGAAAACTCAGATGGTTGCATCGCGTACATCTGCGGATTACCTCCCAGCACTTCCACTTCACCCTTCTGTAAATTATTCGTAACTTTTCCCGGAAGGAACATACTGCGAGACAAAAGGTTTGTGGAATAATTTGCAATGGGCGGCATAAAAGACTTCTGGGTCTTAAGCACAGCCAGCCGATACATTTCATCCAAAATTTCCTGGTCAAGTTTAGTTTTGCAGGGGATAGATTTACTCTCGGAGAAGAACGCGGAAATCGGCTCAAGACTTCCTTGCACAAGGTTATATTCTTGGAACTCCCACGGCATAGGAAAACCGTTAGGAAGCATTTTTACACCGTTTATATAAAGGGAATACTCGTCATTAAACCTGTCCTGGCGTTTTAAAATCTCGCACTGCTCGTTATCAATAGTTTCCAAGCGCCAGTTAAGAGCCGTGGCGTAATCAGCGGAAATACCAGGCCCCACAGTTACGAGCCGTCGCGGGACATTTTTCCATCTGGGCAAAGAGCCATAGATTGATTTTACGACCTCATAAGGCCGAACTTCCCGGGTCCAAATGTGGGGCTGGTTGCGTAAAATTCTCTCGGTCATACTGCCCTTGTATACCTGGGTGCCGGGAATAATATTGCGCTGGCACATACCCTGGACAGTTTTAGTTTTATAATCCGCCTTGTAATCTTTCATCAAGGCTTCGGTCAGATCGGAAATCTTTATCTTCTTTTTATCCGTTAAAGTTTCGTCAATAAAATTTTCTTCCACGTAAACATCGCCCTGAGTGGCCATTTCAAAATAAGCGTAGATCTTTTTCTCATCCCACTGCTCCATTTTATTCGCGCGTTCCACACAATCCGTCATGGCCATGGCCAGTTCTTCGTCCTGCATATCATCTTTATCAAAAGCCATGAACTTCGTTTCAAAGTTTAACTGAAGCACGGCGGCAACAATAGCTAAAACTTTTTCCCGGGTGGTTCCGGTAACAACCTGCGTGTCTTCCGCGTTGGCGCGGGGGGGCGTATCAGAATTCGCAGCCAGCATGTTCGTCCGATAGTTCTGGCTGTAAGTCATCTGGTTTAAAAGCCGATGCGGTGATTCGCGCCGGTTGTAATCCGCGGTAATTTCCACCAGTTCCTGTTGCCGGCGTTCTTGTTCTTCGGGAGAATAATCAGGGGGGTCAATAAAATAAGCCCCCGAGGCACCTAAAGACGTAGCCTCGAAGGCTGTGTTGGGGACTTTATTAGTCGTAGCGGTTGCTGGGGCCGAATCGTACGCCATTTAATTTTGATGGCTTAATATAAATAAAGTATAACAGATAATTTCCTATAGGTCAATGTTGATAACTTTTTATATTTTACTAATACTTGCAAATGGATCAAACTGGACTTTTTCTTCTTTTTCGCGACGCTTAACCTGCTCGGGAGTTTCGGATGGCATAGCACCGTCAGCAACTTCAAGCGCAAAACTTAAAGCGTCCGCACGATCCTCATGGCGGCCTTTGGGGAACTGCAATAATTCAACCTGCAAAGCCGTATCAGAACGCCTATGGAAAATTGTCCCGGCCTTATACCTAGGAATAAGCCCCCGGATGCGCGCTTCCTTACTCTTTCCCTTAGCATGCTTTAGCTCATCAACATTAAAATAAACCCTGTCTTTACGCTGTTTTTCCAGTATAAACTTAGGTAGCGCCGCCTGATATGCAACAGATTCAATCCAGACGTGAGAGCGGTAAGTTTTAGCGTGAAAAAATATCGCATCCACGGTCTCCAAAGGATCAAGGTGTCCGGCAGTCTCTTCCATCAGATACCAGTAGCCCGTGTTGCGTTCTACCGCAATAGTTCGAACGACAGTATTATCCGCCTCTTTCGCTTTCGAAATAGCAAGGTCGACCAGGGTCAGGTAAGATAATTCTTTTGTGGCTATATCTTTTTCTTCAAAATAACGGAACCACTCATTTTTAAATTCGGCATTCTCCTGCAAAATAGGCTCCTGTTGATACAACGATGACCACTCTTGCACCTTGCCTTCAGAAACTAGGGAGTTTCGTGTCTTAACCATGTCCTCCAGAGTAAAACGCTCCGGACAAATTACTTCCCCGGCCTTACGGGTCCAGCCATCACCAAAATCTTCATCAGACTCCGCAATGGCCGGGAACGATAAATAATCCCATTTATCATAACTACCAGCAGGCAGATTCATTCCCTCGTACATGTGTTGCTGATCGATGAGACGGCCCGTAGGATCATTAAGAGACCAGCGCGTGGCAATTAAAACCATAGCGCTTTTAGACTGTTTACGAGTGTAAAATACTGTCTTAAACCAGCTCCAAACACCATCAGAAATAGTCGCGGATTCTGCGTCAGCTTGCGAAGAAAGCAAATCGTCTGCCAGGAGCAAACGGCCTGAATACCCTGTTAACCCCCCCATAGTACCAACTGCGCGGTAAGCGCCGCCCCTATTCGTCTGCCAGTAGGATTTACTGGTGGAATCAGGATTTAAACGAACACGGGGAAATATAATTTTATATGTATCGGAGTTTAAAAATTCCCGGCAAAACATTGAGTTTCTCTCCGCAAGATCCGCTGAGTAAGAAGCGCAAATAACAGGCCAATTTTCACGGCCTAAAACCCACGCGGGGAATAACTGTGTTGTAATCGTGGACTTACCGAGCTGTGGGGGGCAGGCAATAATATAGCGCCGGTCAATTCCTTTCTTTGTATCTTCATAAATCTGCTGGAACTTATCGGCCAGGTAGATGTGGAACTTTGTAGGTAGAAAATCGGGCTTAACTGCCATACAAAATGCCAGAAAAGACCGCTGACACATCCAGCGGAGCAGGCGCTCGTCAGAAAAACCGACAGGTAGCTCAGTTTCTGGAGGCAAATACTTTAACAATTTCGAAATATCGCTCATCAGTTATTGGTAATTCTTTCTCAGTGCTAAAACCCTGCCGTTCAAGTGAAGCCTGTAGGATCTTAAAGCTCGAAGCGTCGCCTGTTAATTTTATCGAGTTTATTATCGCGGTAGCAATCAACCCCTTTTCTTCATTCGCAAGTTCCGCGATTACTTCGTCGAAAGGCTTATCGGAGAAGCGGTTGAAGTAACCGTCAGGATAACGATCCGCCAGCTTTTTAGCGGCGGACATCGGGTCGTCAGGCAGTTTTTTCGGGTAGGCCATAAATGTTATTCCATTGGGTTAAAAAGTCATTAAAATCGTGGACGACGAGGATCAAAGCGCCGGCGTCTCGGGAATTTTTGTGAAAACCAATTTGCTCTGGGGAAAGTCGATCTTTGCCGGTTTTAACTTCAATGCCCAGAAAGCGCCCTGAAGGGGGCAGTATTCCCACGATGTCTGGTTGTCCGCGTTTTCCTGATGGACGAAACCCTCCTCCTGGAACAGGTATGCCAGAGATGTTTTGCCTAAAGGAAAAAATTCTGGCCCGGAACAAAAAATCGAGTATGGCATTAGTGGTTTCGTTAGTGGGAGACTTCTTCATGAAGTAATTATATCACAGCCTTGTTTTCATGGAACTCAACCTTACGACCTAAGTGCACGGCGACGAAAGTTTCGTCCATAGGTTCTTTACGGGCCTTTTGTTTGTGTTCGGCTAACCAGCCGGGGTATGAGGTTGCCCATTCCTTAATTTCCTTTAGAGGAATAACAAAATATGAATCAGTGGAAACAATATTATACATAATTGCCATTCCATCACGGACAAGGGCTTTACATTCCTGGGTGGCGAAGTCCTCGGGGGACATGGATTCAAGCCGTGCCTTGGATTCAATTTTTTCTTTCTTTTCGTTACCGGCAGGAGTGAGGTGATAAATGTAATTAGGATAAACCTTATCATGATAAAAAATCAAAGCAGACCGAACAACATCAGACTCTGAGGTGTGCCGACCCTCTTCGATAAAATGGTTAATAATCTCCTGGTGCTTTACGGGATGGAGAGAAAAAAGCTTCTTAATAAGTTTTTCGTTTAAGTTATTTTTCATAGTAACTTAATTATATAGCAGGGTATATCTAAAGTCAACCAAAGTTATACACAGTTGACATATCTTTTAATACTATGCTACCATATTAGTAATAATAGTAAAATTAGAAAGGAGTATATGGAGCAATTCATAAACAAGCAGTTGTCCGACAAAACCAAACAAACCTACAGAGAGGTTTTAAGACGATTTATGTCGTGGTGTGGTGAAGGAGGAATACCGAAAGGAAGTGACTGGGTGCAGAGTTACCAGAACGAATTACTGAAATCGGGCCTGGGAAACAGAAGCGTTAATCTTCACATAACCACCATTGGAACATTTTATAAATATAAATTTGGAGAGAGACTAACCTACGATCGGTTGAAGGAAAAAAGAGCGCAGGTAAATTTTCTTAGTGAAGAGGAAGTAAAAAAAATACTGGATGCAGCAGATGGAGAATTTAGAACAGTGTTAATGTTTATTTTGGACACCGGAGTAAGAGTAGGGGAACTGGCTGAAATTAGCCGGAGGGAGAATAGTGAAGTAAAGTCAGAAATGACTCTAGTGGGAAAGGGTGGAAAACAACGAATGATAATTGTTGGTCCCGAGACGCTTGCAAGGTTAAAGCCGGGATTACTGTTTGGAAAGCCGTGGAGCGTAGTAATGGTGCAGAGAAGGCTGAAAAAGCTGGCCGAGAGAAATGGAATAACAAAAAGAGTGTGGCCGCACATGCTTAGGCATACATTTTCAGTTAATATGCTAAACAGTGGCGCGGCGTTACCGGAGATACAACGGATGCTGGGACATAGCAACATCCAGACGACAATGATTTACACGCACGTTACCGATAATCGATTAAGGGAGGTGTGGACGAAATGCCAGCAGAAGCAAAAAACGGGGTAAGGCGCGTAGAAAAATTTATAGCCGACTACTTTGACGTAGGCGGCTTTTAAATTGCAGGGCGGCCTATAGGATTTAACCAGGGACCTTGAAAAATTAATACTATGGGGGGTGGGGGGTCAATTATTTCTCCTTTAGTCGCGCGTCCCCCTCCCCTGGGGGTGCTATCGCCAAAAATACAGGGCGCGCGCTCTGTGTTGCATAGTATATACACTATACAACCAATAGATAAGCTTATATAAGCCAATAGGCATAGCCAATAGACTAATCATAGTATGATAGTTACCAATAAGGTAGCATAACATTACCTGAAGCCCTGAAAATTGCCAGTAGTACATTATAATAATTGAAATTACTTTCTTTTTTTACTTTGATATACTTATTATGCAATTTTTGTATATTTATTATAACATATTTTGCTTATTCAAGCCTTTTAGATTTGACTTTTTTACCCTTTTATCGTATAATTCTTTTATTTTATCTCATTTTATCATTTTTTGATTATATCTATCCTATATCACTCGTTATATACTCTGTTATATCCTACAAGATATCCTACAAGATATAACTGGCTATATACTTTTTCCTTATTCAAGCCACAAGTAATATTTTTCCCTTTATTAACGCCTTTATTTTCCAGTTATCCACAGTTTAGCCAGTTTTAGCCCTGCCACGCTATTGACAACTGTTAAAATAAGGATTATAATGTATTTAAGATTATTAAAAACCAAACAAAATGACATATGAAAAACATATCCGCGCCCTCCAACTAGAACGCGAATATACTCAAGGTAAAGTTTGCCGGAACGCGGAACATCATCACATCGCCGCGAATACATTTTCTTGTTTACGCTCTGCCGGTAAACTTCCTCTAAAGGTAATTATTAACCACTATCAAAAAAATTAGTTTGTCCGCCTTGCCGGTAAAAGTTTGCCGGCGGACGCGGACAAGTTATAGCCTATTAAAGCAATAACCCCGCCGTTATCATTAAACGGTTAAACAGTTCTTTAAAAACTTATACAGAGTATAGCAAGGCGGATATAAAGGAAATATAACTATATGAACGAGAAACAACTAATTGCCCAATATAATATTATTGCCGATAAGTGCCGGAACATTCCTAATTCTATCCAAGCGTTAAAAAGTTTATCAGATAATGAACTTGAAATCTTTATCGCCGGAAAGACTTATCAATACGGTCGCGGACTTATGGACAGCTTACGCAACGCTAAAATCCATATGCAGAATAAAAAACTAGCCATTGAAACCTTTTGCATAGCGGATAAAGATAGTTTCGTATTTAAAATTTAATCCAATGATAAAAGAAACTAGACAACAGGCAATAGATAGTATCAATAGGAAACTTAAAATTATCTATGATAAACTAGACCATCTTGACCCCCTTAAAAATAGTATTGATTATACTTATTATTCTAATCATAAAATATTACTTTTAAAGGACTTGTACGGGATAAAAAATAAAAAATGGGAATAGAGATTTAATCTATAATCGTCCGCCTTGCCTTGCTCTGTATAAAAAATATCACTTGCTTAGAATAGGTTTTCTGTGCTATACTCTATTTATCAGATGTTGGCCGTCTGGTAAATAGTATTATGTCTGTGTTGTAGGCCAACTATAACGCGGACAGAATACTATTTTTTTATGAAGCACGGCCTATATAATACCCGATTTTATCGGATATGGCATTGTATGCTAACGCGTTGCAATAACAAAAACGCCGTTCAATATCCGCATTATGGTGATAAAGGTATACGCGTTGAATGGCCAAGTTTTGCCGAGTTTAAAAATGATATGTATAAAAGTTATTTATTGCATATTGAAAAATACGGCGAAACCCAAACATCAATAGACAGAATAAAAAACGCGGGCAATTACTCAAAAGCTAATTGCAAATGGTCAACACTCCGAGAACAAGGCAAAAATAAAACTAATAATATTCTAATTGCTTTTAATAGCAAAACTCAATGCCTATCAGAATGGGCAAAAGAGTTTAATCTGCCATATTTTACGCTTTTAAAGCGTTATAGGAAAAATTGGCCAATAGAAAAACTATTCCGAGCAAGTGAAATCACCGTATAACGGTAAAAAGCCCCTTGCTGAAACGCTAGGGCAGTATCTTGCAAGCCTTGTAAAGAGCAGGGCATAAAGGGAGTAAATATATGGTATTAACTAGAATGTTTACAAGCGATAAAATTATTATATATCGCCGGAATCGTGCTGGCGAAAGTTATGTAAGTGTACCGCTTTATTTCGCTCGTGATGTAGTAACTGACGAAACGATAAAAGAATTTAAAAGTAAGACACAATATAGAATATTTTTAAAGAGTTTGGGATTATTATAATCTTAACCGCCCCGCTCTTTGTTAGGCTTGCAAAATACAAGTGTTATCGCCTACCGGCATAAGCGGGAGGCATAAACATAAAAGGGAAATTATATGAATACCACAATAGAAAACGCCAAAAAAGTAAGGACGATTTTAAGGACTCTTTTTAAAAATCGCCCTGTTAAAATATCGGTTACTAAAGGAACTGGAACGGCTTGCAACTGGGTTCACGCTAACATAGATTTAGTAAAGCCCAATAATTGCACATGCACAGAATACTCAACTTATTGCCAATCGTGTAAAGACGCTATGCATTTAACCCGTGAAGTAGTTGAGAAATCTATTAAAGCCGCAAAAATAAACTTTGATACTTTTACATCGGATGACGGTTATAATACGGAGCTTGAAAACTTCTTGTTACAAATATCAGCAGTTAAACAATTTTAATCAACCACGCCGCCCGTTTATTCCGAGGGGTGATAACACAACCCCGTTAGCCTCTTAAGGCAACGGCTGGAATATAAAGGAAATATATATGAAATTATACTATCACAAGACAGACGGTGGAGCAGAATACTTAATGGATAAATTTATCCCGTGGAAACATAATGGCAAAAGTGGGAAAGAAGGTGTTATAAACGATGAAACAAAATATATTGTCCGCATTGACGGTGATATAACCAAAGACGCAGTTTTAACTATAAAATAACTAACCCTCCAGCCGCTACTTTAAGAGATTAAACATTAACAATAAATTGTATGACCGAAAAAGAAATAAAGTTTTATGCTGAAAAGGAAAAGTTTAGGGGCACTAATTTAAGTATGGAATTATGGTATTTTTCTGTAGGCAATACCCAAAGCAATTCGGAAGCGCGTAGTTTATACGACCATATAACGGCAAAATTAGTTAAAGCTAAAATAGAGAATGATTATTTTTAGCCCCCAAACCCCCGCCGATAACTTCGTTGCCGGCCCGGGCTTGTGTGCTCTGTGATAAAGACATCACGCAAGTTTTCTCCGCTCCGCCTAGGCGGATGGAGCATATAGTATTCCCTTGCCTGTTATGGGCTGGTGTGGTGCCGGAGTAAACCGGATTTACCTCGTAAGAGGCGACTATTAACACCAACATCAGCCCTAATGGGTTAAACCGAAGCAAGAAATTGACATTAGCCGTGAGTAAATAATTAAAGACGACATACTCATCGTCCACCTAAAGGAAAAATATGGAAATTAAAGGAATGTTGTTTCCAGGCAAAGAACCAGAATTTAGTATTGGGAATCTTGAAGCTATGGAAAATCAAGTAACTAAAATAACCGATGAAAATGGACAACCCACTAATGGTCAAGAATATACAATGACCCCAGGTGAAGAAGAAATAGCTAAAGGATTAGATAAATACTTTGAAGAATTAGAGCATGTGTGTGAACATCATTGGGTTTATAAAGGTGAATACTGGAATAATGGTATTAGACCTGCTGAAAGACAAAATAGTTATTATTGTGATAAGTGTTTAAAAGAAAAGTTTGTAAATACTGATGAATGGCATAGTAAAGCTTCTTAGTCCCCCCGCCCTTGCCCGCCCGAATGAGTGGGCAATAGCCGGAGTGCTAAAGCTCTGGAGAAAGTTTAAGTTTATGAAATTTAGAAAAAAACCAGTAGTTATTGAAGCAATGTCACTAACCATAGCCACTTGGGAAGAATGTTTGATTTTTATTGGAGATGAAAACATTATGGACAGAACTTCAATGGATGAGTGTTTTATTGAAATCAGAACCCTTGAAGGCAATATCGGAGCAAGAGCCAATGACTGGATTATCAAGGGCGTGGCAGGCGAATTCTACCCCTGCAAGCCCGACATATTTGAAAAAACTTACGAACCAGTTTAACCCCCCCGCGCCCGGCCTTCTGCCTTGCAGGAAGCCCCGCGCCGTGAGGCTAATCTTACGGAGAAATCAAAACAAAAATGACTAAATGGCAAAGTTTCAAGCACTGGCTCTCGTCCGTGCGTAGACATAAGTATCTATACTTAATTATTGTCGTCCTCTCGTTTTTGCTCTATCGGACAGTAACGCATAACTACTCGTTTCAGCAACCTATAATCAACAAGCGCGCCGAGTCTTATCTGGACTTATGGAACACGCGCGCCGTCTGTCTTACGGACTTACAGGAAGCTCAAGACTTAATCCACGCTAATAACGTGGCCGCGACTAGTGATTTTAAGTAATTTGTATTCTCTTGCCGGCAAATCTATGCATACTGCCGGCAAATCTATGCAAAATATTCAACCAACCAAAACTCCAAAACCCTTCCAAAAAACCGACAGCGACCTTATGTCCTCTATCGGTAACTGTATTCACAATGGAGAGCCGGGAATTGGCAAATCCTGTATCGGGATCAGTTTAATATCCGGCCGTACGCTAATAATTATGCCCAAAAAGGCATTATTCCAGTACGCCGATGAGATACAGGCCTTTAGGCCGGAACTAGCGCCTGTGGTCATTTTTGGCACTCCAGGACAGCGTAAAAAAGCCTATTTGGAGAATAAAGGCTTAATTTTGCTCACATACGATCAATTAAGGATCGACGCCGGTATTATTGCCGGCCTGCCGGCATTTCAGACTATTATCTTTGACGAGATTCACAAGCTTTGCTCTACCACTACAAAAACCCATAAGAACTTACGCAAGCTTTTGGCTTACTATAAGCAACAGGGTTTTCCGCGGCCGAGAATGTACGGCACTACTGCCACGATTTTAATGAATTCGCCGATGGATATTTTCGGAATTTTTAATATTTTGCGCCCGGAATTATTCCCAAACTATTTATATTTTGTAAATGAGTATATGTATAAACATCCGACCTTTGGTTACATTTTAGGCGCGCGCACTTCTAAACTTTCTAAGCTTGGAGAAATTATCAAGCCGTATATTATCCATAGAACCCTACAGGAAGTCTGCCCTCAAATGCCGCCGCATATTGACGAAACTATTAGATATGAGCTAAGTCCGAAAGAATCTAAGCTCTACAGTGACATAAGAGCCGAGCTATTACTGGAAGTCGATCCAGTACACATTGATTTAGTTAAAAATCCTATAAGTTTACAGAACGCCCTCACAAAATTACAGAAATTATCAGAGCTAACAGACAGCGCGGATCTTATCGGTCACTCCGGCATACCCTCCACTAAGCTGGAACTATTAAAAGATAAAGTTGATGAAGTCCTTGCCGGGAATACTCGCAAGCTAATAGTTTACTCTTGGTTTGCGCGCCGACTTCTACCCTCCCTATTACCTCTAATGGCAGATTATAACCCGGTCTATATTGTAGGCGGTATGGACGCGGAAGAAAACCGCAAGAGGTTTAAGACCGATCCGAACTGCCGGGTGCTTATCCTTTCCACGGCCGGGAGTGAAGCATTAAGTTTCGAAGAAGCCTCTTACTTAATCAGATTAGATACACCTTTCTCGATTGGCCGTAATGTGCAACTATCCGGCCGCATACGCAGACAGACAACAGTTGAGCCTACCTTCAGCTACACGATTGCGGCCGCACACACCGTAGACGAACACATGCTTAAAATATTAGAAAAAAAGAAAATTATTAATGAAGCCGTCTTTAATTTAGACGACTTAAAGGAGTTACTCAATGTCTAAAAATTTATCCGCTTTAGTTTTTATGGAGCAGAACGACCCGGCCCTAGCCTCGCTCTACAAAGCCGAACTTAAAGAAGCCAAGCGGCAGAGATCCAGGGAAAGGCAAAGAGCCATGGCCGCCGCATATAAGGAAAAAGAAAAGGACCTAGAGAATTAATCTCTGGGTCTTTTTTCGTCTTTTTCAGATTTACAAACTATACAATATCCTTTAAAGTTTTGAACTGTGCCGCAACCATAACAATGCTCAATGTTCGTTAGTCCCTTATAAGTTTTTCTATCTGCCCGGTGTACAAACTCCGAGAAGAATTTATTAGTTACTTTCCTAAAGGTATCTTCATCTTCAGGACATTCTTCTGCCCTTATTAAGTCTAACTTACAGTTACTCCACGGGTAAGTTTCCATTTCCAGGTCTTCTAAATCTACGGCACAGGTTAATTCGTAGCCTGGGTAATGTTGTAAGCACGGGACAATGTAACGCTTCATCTTCGGCATCTCTATTTCTCTTGGAATATAAACTACTTTAGATTTTGGATGTTCGACTTTAAATCTTGCCACTGCCGCTTCCGCGTCTACTAAACTTGTTGCCGCGAAAACAAATCTGTCGTCAACATATATTAAATAACCGTCAAAGGTTTTGTTCATACTTTTTTCATACCGGTTAATGATTTTTTTCTATTAACTCTATTCTTATAAAGTTCACACTGAACTAAATGGTTCTGATAACTTTTTATTTGCTGTTTAAGTTCTGTACTTATCCGTTCAGTATACTCTAACAACAAGGCTTTTATCTCTTCATGTTGGGCTTCAGTAAACTCAAGTCCCTGCTTTTTTAACCAATCGTAGATTTTTTTACGTTCTGAAACAAAATTTCCTGGCATACTTTCCCTTCTGCCGCAAAGCGGCGTTAATAAATTATCCTATACTCACTACATACCCTTTAGGCCATTTATGGCACTTGCACCAGTAGCTATGTCCGTCCCATTTACTATTTAATGTTGGTACATAGCGTCTTAATAATTTGCCACATCCGCCGCACCACTCATTGTGGTCAATATCTCCACATCCGTCTTGCTGGCTATGCGTCTGTCCTTCAGGTAAATCTTTAATCATCCCATCTCCTCTCTTATTAATTATTTTCACCGACCATTATCCCCTGGGGGAAGTTTTACGGGGCTGTGGGGGGCATCCTGTGAAGCCGTTTTTATAGTTTTAAATATTTCTATAGCCACCTGAGGCACTATTGAGTTTCCTAAACTTTTTAATCTTTCAACTCGGTGTCCGGATTTGGTGAGTTTAAATTCGACCAATTCAACGGGTAACCCATCATCCACTCCACAAAGCTCGGTTGCAACTTCAAGCCAGTTGGCTTCCCAATCTCCTCGGCTAAAATCTTCCCCCCTTTGCCGTTCGGTCTGCTCCCTGGATTTCCCGCCCGGGGTGTCGGCAGTAAGGCTATCTCCGTTTCCAGTCGGCGTTTGGGGTTCCCCAAACGCACTTCGTTCTGGCTGGCTCCGTTCGCCGAGCTTACTCTTGCTGTAGGCAATAAACCAGAGCCTATCTCTTCTGTGCGGGGCGTTGACGGAAACAGCTGGAATAATAAACGGCTGGACTTCGTAGCCACTGGCTTCCAGGTCAAGGCAGACTTGTTCGAATACCAGTCCGTTGTTGATAGTAAGGAGTCCACGCACGTTTTCAGCAATGATGTATGTCGGTTTGAAAGTTTGTATAACTCTAAGCATTTCAG